CCCGTAGGTGTTACAGTAGGGGTTGCAGTTCCCGTTGGGGTAGCTGTAGGTGTTTCAGTAGGTGTATCCGTTGGAGTTGCTGTTGGCGTTTCCGTAGGAGTACTAGTCCCTGTAGGCGTTTCCGTAGGAGTACTAGTCCCTGTAGGCGTTTCCGTAGGTGTACTAGTCCCTGTAGGCGTTTCCGTAGGTGTACTAGTCCCTGTAGGCGTTTCCGTAGGAGTACTAGTCCCTGTAGGCGTTTCCGTAGGTGTACTAGTTCCTGTTGGTGTTTCCGTAGGAGTTGCAGTTCCCGTTGGGGTACTAGTTCCCGTTGCCGTTGGTGTTTCCGTAGGAGTCGCTGTCGGAGTACTAGTCGGTGTATTTGTTCCCGTTCCTGTGGGAGTTGCTGTTGGTGTTTCCGTAGGGGTTGCTGTAGGTGTACTAGTTCCTGTTGGTGTTTCCGTAGGGGTTGCCGTTGGGGTCTCTGTTGGGGTTACCGTACTAGTCGGTGTATTTGTTCCCGTTCCTGTAGGAGTCGCCGTTGGTGTTACAGTAGGTGTACTAGTTGATGTTGGTGTTGGTGTTGTCTCATTAAAAATAACATCAACATCTATTTCAAAATTACAATCTAATATGTTCACATCGATATCAAAATCACAATCTATACACTCACCAAAAACCGAAATCTCTAATTCTTCATTTGTTGGTTCAGTTGGACAATGTTCAGGGTCAATATAATATTGACCTAATTTAAAGTCAAGACCCGGATGAACACTATATGTGTGTTTCATTAGTAATTGTTCATTTGAGTTACCATTGAACACTACTAAGAAACTACCATTACCTAATGGTGTTCCGTCCTTCTCAACATTTATATTAAAATATAGGTTTGATTCGCAGTAATTTAAATCGACAGCAATCACTTCGATTGGGTATCCGTATTGATTAATTAAATAATCTCCATGATTATATAACTCTTTTGGATGGTCACAGCATGGTTCAATAAAATCTGTTGGTTTACTTTGTAATTCTTCGGGGAATCTATCATCAAAGTGATATTTACCATTTGTTATATCCCCAAAATTCTCAATAAACTTATTCGTATAAACTCTAAGTTGTGTTGTTGGTAAAACTTCAAATACTTCATAAATTCCATTAGTCGTTAAACCTGTAATTACACTCTTCTTAATAGATGCAAGACAATCTTTATCGGTAACTTTTAATTTAACATATTCATATGTAAACGAATATCCATTTTCAGGGGCATCTTGGTATTGTTGATTTGATGATTGGTTACAATCTTTGTATTCGGCAGATAAAATGTAATCATCAACAAGAAGGTCACAAACACTTTTTTTAATTATATCTCCGTTTGAAATAAAAGTTTCAACATCAGTATTTGTGGTACCACTGTTAATTGTTATTCCAGTTGTGACAACTAAAACATCCGTATCACATTTTAAACCATAATTGAAGTTGCTTCTATATTCAACTTTAGGGTGAATTGTATGTCCCGTATAATTGTCACAGAATGTGGCACCTGATATGGATGAAATACTATTTCCTGAAGTTCCTTGGAAACCTATTAGTTCGAATAATTCAACGTGACTTTTACCACTTGGTAATGGACATGGGTCATGTTCAACTTTGGCTTGTAAACCTTCTATTTTAAATTTAACTTCTTTATTTGCACCGTCAATGATATCAAAATCAATAACATCAGTTTCAGTTATACCTGTCAATTTAAAGATACAGTCTTCACCCGGTACTCTCTCAATGTGTATGTCTGCATTTTGATTATAACCAGATACACAGTTTGCATAAATGTAAAATGGCCAATTTCCACTATGATTTTGAACACCTGATTTGTGTCCAATAACCTCAATGTATAAATCGGAAACCAATATACAATCCAACGGTTCATTACAATAGTATTGACCATCTCCTCTCACCTCGACACTCATTTCAACAACATTTTTAGTTGTTTCATAATCTGCCTCGAATCTGTAATCAAAATAATCTTTTACCGAACAATCTCCAATACCATATTTTATAGATGAGAATCTAATCATCTCTTGACCATTTACATCAGTAAACAGTTCATAACTAACCATTGGTAACTCTTCAGTTGTATATGTTTGACCTGTTGTACCTAAGAATGGGTCATAGTCTTCATATCCCGCAGTATATCTTGTTATTGTAATTGAACTAATTAAATTACTTATCGCAATTAACCATAGTTGTTTTATTTTAACGATGTCGGGTTCTAAGTAATCCTTATAATCACAGATAAGTGCTAAATTTACACTATCATTACTTGTTAGGTCAGTACAGTCATCCATTGGAAATGGATTAAATAACTGAGCACTATTTGTGGTGTTCGTAGTTCCACTAACAACAACAGTCATTCCTGTTGTTAATTCTGAATATGTTGGTCCACCGTAAACAACCCCATCTATTTCAATTACGGGGTAATATGTAACACCCGTTAAATTAATTAAACTTCTAAAGTTATCCTCTTCACCAAGTAAAGTTTCTAAATCCTCTTCAATTGTTTTTTCAAACTCAGGATATAAACTTTCAATAAATTCCATTGGTTGACAATCGAATATGTAAGGGTATTTTGGTCTACCAAATAGATTATTTTCTATTAAGTTACCACCCGTCCATAATGTCGTTGCAGGTACTAATTGTTCAACTAACTGAACCCAATATGGTGTAATTTTATCAACAAATTCATTTACGTCGATAAACCCATATGGACTAAATCCGGCTTGGGATATGTAATCTCTATAAATGTCCTCAAGTACAATGTAATTTTTTTTATATCTAATTGTGTTAGAATTTTTAATTACACTGTGAATAAAATTATCAATGAATTGAGCAAAGGTGACACCTGTTTGTGGTAATAAACTATTGTTTGTACCAAAAGATAAATTTAAATTTCTACTTTTTCTATAAATGTCATAATCAATACCTCTTGATGGAGATAAATGAACGTTTATGTTTTTTCTATTTAATATTAATAACGAATCGTCCTCAACTGAATGAGTTTTTCTGTTATCAATTTCTGTTTTAAGTCCATATCCCGTATCTAAACCTGGCAACGTTCTAAACACATCAAAATAATTCTCACCATAAGTGTATGGTTTGTTTTTAGTTTTAATTGTTTTTGTTAAACCAGTTAAAATGGAATTTTCAGTATCTAATATTGTTGGTGTACGGTGGTCTAACGTAATGTCGTACCAACCTGAACCCTTTTCAAAGAATATTTCGTCCGTTTCGTTGAATGCCTTTCTTGGTAATAGTGTGTCGGGATTAACAGGGTAACCATCTCTATTGAAGTTTGTTGCTCCCGTTACCGTAGTAGAGTCATAGGTATAACCCGTAATATTGAATATTGCAGTTGTATATGTTTTTTCACCTTGGATGACATCATATATGTCTTGTTCCAAATCGTTACTACCGGGAATGGATGTAACTCGGTAAATGTATTCGTCAAGTTTAATTAATGGTTCAGGAGCACCTAAGAATTTTAAGAAAAATTCAATACCCGCTCTCGTTCCTTTTGATTTAAAAATGAACGCCAAATTAACCAATAATCTTCTATAAAACTCATATTCGGCATCTTCTAAATTAAAACCTTTAGAAACACCACCATATGATGAATCCTGTCTAGTATATAAAATTTCATCCAACGATTTCTCATCGAATAATTTAATACTTGATAGTCCCAAATTTTGAGATAGGTTTTTTAATAATATATCAGGTAGGTTATTAATACCGTCATAACTTACATTTCTCATATGAGCAATGTTGTCAATATATTTTTTTACCCTATCAAAACTTTGACCATATAATTGGAAAACACTTTCCGCCTTTTTATCATCAGTATCAAATTCAAATAACTGTGGAGACGCTAAAAATCTAACCATTAAATTAGATTTATAATCATCTATTTGGTCAGAGACATCACTTAAATTTTCAAGATACGATTCATAATCGAGACCTGAAATTCTAATATTCCAATTATCCGAAGATAAAGGCCACGTATATTCAATATTTTGTAATGTTGTTCTTGTACCGTCAGAACTATCCATTGGAATTTCAAAACTGGCGGTGTATATTGGGTTTGTTTCTCTATTTAATAATGACTCTTCAACATCATCTAATCCATTGAAGAACTCTTCAATAATTCCATCATTCGGTCTAATTAAAAAATTGTCAGAATATGTTGTTGAACCACTAAATGAATTACCAAGAATAACAAATTTAATTTCATTCGAGGAATTGGGTTCCGTATATTGAATTATCGGATATGATACACCGTTAAAAACCGCAACATACTTACCATAAGAAGAATATAAATTTCTAATCTCATTTTCAGTTGTTGGTTTAATTACACTGTTAGGTTGGATTAAAGTTATATCGAATGGATTAAAGAGTTTGGCTCTTTGTACATAAAAAGTTGTTCTATTTAAACTATAATCGTAAGACGCGTTAAACGCTGAATATGAATTATTACCAATCGGACCTCCACCTTCAACACTTAACCCACCGGGAAACTTATTGATGATTCTTGTTACCGAAACTAAAATTCTATCTTTTAATGAACCGAATAAAGATTTGTCCGCGTTTCTTTTGTTATTCTTAAAACGAATAGACGATTTCTTTTCCTGTTTTGTTTTTGTTTGAGTGACAACTGCCGATTTTTCTTCTTTTAAAGTATCTAAAGTTAAAAACTCAGAAAATGGGTTGTTTTTAAAATTTTTGGCATCCTTTTCAGGTATCGTCTTATCGATATCAAAACTTGTGTTAGTAAGCGCCGAACTTCCGCTGGTAATTTGTCTACCAACTAAATTATCGCTAAAAGTTTGCCCACCATTTGCGGCCTGACTTGGTACCTTTGTTTTTGCCATTATGCGGTAATCGTATCAAAATTTAAGGTCTCATCAATATCGTTTCTTTCTTCACGAACTTCGTATAATGTTTCATTAAACTCGTCCTTAACTTCGTAAAGATTGTATTGTCTATAGATGTTATTATTATTGTCATATATCGTGTAGATACCTTGTGAGACTGCTTTACTCTGATTACCATACAACGCATGTGCAATTGTGGATGAATCATGTTCAACCATTTCAATTTCAATTGTTGTTGGATTAAAGTATGTATTAGATAGAATAATTTTTTGTGAGGGTGTACCGATGAAAGGAACCGTATTTGGTTTATTCGAAGGTGCTGAAGATGGTGTAACAGTTAAGAACATCAAATTCGTTGCTTGCTCACTATATTGATATCTAATCGACTTTTGTGATGTACTGGTTAAATTGGTTACTATTGGTGTACAATAAAAAGAAGATGTTACAATTCTATAAAAATTTGATGTCTTCTTATTGTCAGATGAATTAATGTATTCAACTCTATATCCCACCAAACCTTGTGGGGTAAATTTATTTCTGTCACCCGCTGGTACATTACTTAAATCAATAACTAATCCCCTAACTGATGGTAATGACGCTAAAATTCCACAATCGGTGATTGTTGTACGAATTTGTTTTGGTCTAACATGTAAAGTGTAGATTCCCAAATCTGAGAAATCCGCAGATGTTAATTTTAAATTATACAAACCACCTAAAATTTCTACGTCAGGTGCACTTGTGTCGTCTGTTGTATTTGCATTATGAAATACAGGTGTTAATACATCACCCGTATTAAGTCTTTTCAAAGTCGCAGCCGCGTCACTAGTTCTTCCCGATACATAGTGAAAGTAAATTTCCACATCTTCCGGAGAAACATCCGCTGGTCTTATAATTCCGTAACTTCCTACTGCCATGTTTTTTTATTAATAAATATAATTTTTATTGTTTTCTTATATTAAAATATCCATTTCCGTAGATTTCCATTTCCCCGGTGTTATCAATTTCAGATAATCTTAATGTTTTTTCCATAACCCCCTGTTTTCCTCTTTCAACAAAAATGTCCGAATAAATGGTTGGTTCATCAATAAAACCTAAGAAATGTTCGTTCCTTGTGAGAACTAAATTAAAAACTTCCTCCTTAGTGAAACCTGAAGTCGCACCCGTAATAGTTGTTACTCCATCGGCAAAATCTTTAAAATAAAGATTATCTATGGTATATGCACTATATACAATTCCAGATGTTGTTCCTGTTGTTACTCCCGAATATGTGTTCGAACCGTAAAGTTTTTTCTCGTCGATTCTACTTTTACCCATCGATGCGTAATTGAAGATTGTGTTACCCGTGTTATTAGTGTAATCTAAATCAGTCAAATAATCAAGGGTTTGTCCCGTAATTGTTGTATATGGTACGGTAAAACCACTAAAAACACCAAGTGGGTCTGCAACTGTGATGTTTGCCGGTACCGTTACCTTTTTTTCCATTTTAAAGTCCATCCACGGGGTGTTAATTGATATTGCAATAGTTTTCACACCTGTAGTGGTATAAGTCTTGGAAATCGAATTTAAAGTCGTACCAGTGTGGGTCGTTAACGTGTTGGTTGTTCCGTCACCCCAATTCACCGTAAAATTAATAACGTGAATTTCAGATACCTTACTCGAGTCTACAGTATTATAAACTTGAACGGTGTTTCCGGTTTGGGTATATGAAAAATTACAGATTTGTTCAACCTGTTCCATATTTCCATCGAAACCAACCATAACCCCCATTTCATCCGCAGAACTCTCTAAGAATAACGGAATGTCATAACTACCCATGGCCACCGCTTTTGAAATCGATACCCATGTTGAACCTGACCATCGATAATATCCAACAGACACAGTTCCCGTTACGTTATATACAACATAACCAATTTGTGGTGGTAAGGTTGTATCACCTGACCATGGTACCCAATTACCAAAATAATCATACCAATACTGTCCCGATAATGAGTGTAATCTCACATTGGGGATATTTTTTCTCAGTATTTTATATGCGTTTTTTTCCATTATGGTCGTCTTTCATAAAATTTTATTGGGTCGTTACTTTCACCTATTCGACTTAAAGTTGTCGAACCACTAAATCGATAAATCTGATAAGAATAATCTGTTCTATCTATTATCATTTTAAAATACATATCTTCAGTTTCACTAGCGGAAACACCCGCCGATAATACCTTATTTGTAAAATCTAACACCGAACCGTCTTTTGAGTTATAAAACTTAGCAGTCATGTAAAATGTGTTACCAGTTAGTGTTGTTTCATCAAACGCACTGTCATCTGAAAACCAAAATAGATACATATTTTCCTTATTTCTATAGTTTGAACCCATAAAAACAGGAACGTGAATGTAATCGTTTAATGTTAAATAGAATTGTTTTTCACCTAATGGAAGTGTAAGATTTTTAGCAAAAACTAATCTTCTATTTAGGTTTGTTGGGGCATCACCATTTGGTGTTTTATAAAATTCCAATCTAAAAAAACTTTCAGTTGATTGTTTTAACATCTTAGAATTTTCACGATAGGTGATACCAATATGGTTATAATCCAAACCTGTTGAATAATTATTTAACCCATTTAAAAAATAAAAATAAAACCATATATCTGTTTGATTAACATTTAACCCACTATTGTATGGTGCGTGTATATATCTAACCGTTTCATAATTCTCTGTTGGGTTTATAATCTCATACAAAATTTCTTTTTCCATGGACTCAGCATTCTCAGTCCACGCCAAATCAGTTTTAAATGTTTGATTTGTGTTTAGTACAATATTTTGGTCGGTAGTTTTTCTTAGTATTTCCATTTTAACAAACTATTTTAACCAATTTTTTAATTCCATCAGATTTATTTGTGTATTGTTGTTCATTACGTAAATAGAAATTGATATCATTTTTTATATAATGAATGTTATTAATAAATGGATAATTTGTACCGAATCCTTCTGGGTCGATAAATCCATGGTCATACACATCATGCCACTTCCATAATAATTCATCCTCAAAATATTTTGCGTTTTGAGGTAAACCATATATTTGACTAGTATTAGAACTTTCAACATACGGAGAAAGTTGTCTAAGTTTTACTCTATGATGTGGTTGATAATATAACCCGACTTTATTATTTACGGATGCACCTGAATAGGTTGATGAACTTTCTTGTCCGTGGTCAAATATGGTAGTTCTATGGGTCATTTTATGATACGACTCACTGATAACCCTTTCTTTTAATTCCGACCTATTGTATTCAATAAATGCGCCAGTTAAAACAGTACCAATCGGTAATGCAGTTCCACCTGTGAATGTTATTGAATTAGACGTAAATGTCTGAGTTGGTAATGTGGTTTCTAATGATGTGGTACCACTAAAGTGTTCATCAACCCATGAGTTATGGAAATTAAATTTAAAACCAGCCTTATGTGGATAATCGAATAACCCATTTTTGTTTACATAAACAGTTGATACATAAACATCTGTCGGTAAATAACCTAAATTATTTATTAAACCTTCAAGTACAAATGGTTTTTTAAAATCGTACACTAAACTTTCCATTCGATTCCTTACAACTAAAACATCATTTGTTCCGAGTGAATTTTCAAGTAGTAATTTTCTTTCTTCCTCCCATATTGGTAATTCGAATCCAATTTTATCGATAATACAATCCACATCCTCCGTAAGTGTTTTATGTTTATGAACATAATATGTCGATATGGTTTCGTTTAATTTATATTTGTTTATACATCTTTTACCAAGTATAACATTAGATAATGTTGTTCCTGATGGTATCTCAGATTTTGAAATATCCAATACATAATTTTCTGAATCATATAACTCATCACCAACACTTATTACTAAAAATGTTCTACCCGATAGTGGTATCGAATTATTTAATGTACCACCCGAAATGACAATATATTCACCGGCAGAAATTCCGTGTGTAACTGGACATATTAATTTATATGTTGAGCCATTATCTATTACTCTAAATGGTATACCATCACCTGAAACAAAGGAATAAGTATCCCCACTAGTTCCACCACTCAATGAGTATTTGATTGGATATGTTGTATCACCCGAATAAACATATGATAGGTACACATTCCAGTTATGGTATGGTGCCTGTATTGGGGTAATTGATTTATGAGTACTTTGTCCAATAACAGATAAATTAGGTGAATACGTACCGGGAGAACTTGTTGCCGGTATTGTATTGTATTCTCTTTTCACATCCTGTCTTTGAAATGCAAATTCTTCATATGAAACAAATCCATTAAAATTATTTGAATCAGTACCATCACCAATCAAATATAGTTTTTCTTGTATTGGGGAATACCCCGATTCACCACTGTATATGTTTCTAAAAACCATTTTTAGTTTTCCATGTACCTTGTAGTTTGGACTTTCATTTCTTTCCTTTGCGAAAAGAACAGACATGTCAAGAATTACTGTTCTGTCTCCCTCTCTGAGCAAGTTTTTAGATTCATCTAAATTTATTTTTAGACTTAAATCTTCATCGATTGCACCGAAGAATTTCTTTTTAGGTAATATGATTCTTTTCTTATCCATTATTCAGATTGTGGAAACGCTCCTTTTGGACCGAATCTTTGTATAAACTTATCAACCGCAGTTTTACCCGGTCTCAAACCAAAATAGAATAAAAATGGTGTAGATAAAATTTGTTTATGATTATCACTATTACCATAATTGTTTGTTGTTGGTTTTATAATAAAATCAGTATCATATGTCCACGCTTGTGATGCCCATCCACCTGTGTTACCTGTTCTAGTATATAACGTAGCTGTTAACGCATTTTGCACTCTTTCATCTTCACTTGTTCCTGAAGACCAACTAGTGACGTATAAGTAAGTGAAACCTTCTTCTTGATTATTAAAAATTAAATAATCTGTTGCAGTGTATACCGCAGATGTTCTTTCAATGTTAAATGTGACTTCATTATAACTCACACCGCTTATTGTTTTTGTCAAACCAGCATAATCCTTACCCATTGGGAATAATACATATTTCCATGATGAGTCTCCGGTGTAGTTGTAATTATATGTCATTCCTTGTAATGGTTGGTTTTGAATTGACCCATAATCCCACGATTGGTTTGTTCCCACACCAAACCCCGTACCCTGTTTATCCCATAAAAAGAATGGTACGTTTTGTGAGGATTCAGTCAATCTGCCGGGTTCATTTAAACAAACTCGAACCCTATAACCATCATCGTCTAAAACAAAATTTATCGGTAATGGTCCCCAAACACCCGGACTAGACTCAAATAATGTTGGGTAGTCATCAGGGTCAACAACTTGGTATGAATACGGTACGTAATTTTTATTTTGTAAATCAAATTCTTGAATACCTACTTCATTATTTATAGAAATTAATTGCAAGATATCACCATTTAAAACATAACCATCCATTTTGGATGGAAGGATTGAATCAAATCCATTGTTGTCAAACATATCAGTATAACCGCCATCTGTTCCAAGGGTATCCATTTTATAGTTTAAATAAAGACCTAACATCTCTTTAAAATCTTGAAAAGATGATGGACCTATACTTCTAACAACAGAACAGTTAGGGTCCAATGCGGGGTCAATACATATTTCTTTAATGAATTCATCTCTTGGTCCTAAATCAACAATTGTTGTTGGGTGACCCAATGTACTATCACTACTCCATCTACTAAAGGATGAACCATTAAATTTTGCCGACCTATAATAAAATCTTTTATCTGGAATTCCCGTTGTTTTTTCTTTTATTTTAAAACGAACTAAATTTCCACAATAATTCGTTCTTCTATTGTTTAAGTCGAGAGCACCTTCATCATCCCATCTAACTTTTGCTTTGAATGGGAATAAATAAAGTGAACCCGATAACCAATTATCAGTAAATGAATAGTTAACAACCCCTTCACAGAATAATTTGGCAACGAGTTTTCTTCTACAATATTCACCAATTGCCTTAAAATTATGAGTCCAATTGGTATCTTTCGCCGCGGGAATTATTGTAAATACCCCTCGTCTAAATTCCGAATAACCACTATGGGTCACACATGATGAACATGGATTACTATTCACTTGTTTAATTACTTGACCAACAACAAAATTCGAACATGTGGGACCACTAACTAAATTAGAAGTTGATAATCCTGAGTATGCAATGTCTGCATTGTTAGAACAATATGATTCGGACACAATGCTTTCATTATATACTGTCATGTAAGAACCACAACCTGATGGTAAGCCACCATCATCTTGATTTACAGTAGTGCCGGTTCCGGTAAGTAGGGCAGTTGAATCGTATATTTCATATGTCACACCAGTCCATGTGCCGTTCCAAACAATCCATTGGTTACTATTTGAACTGTCAGAATGTAAATGATATGTGTTACCAACATCAGTGTATGTGTCGATGTTTAATGTTGTACTTAGTCCCGTGTAAGATACTGTTGATGGGGTACCACCCAAATATGAGATTAATTTAATAATATAAACGGTACCTGTTGCATTGTTATCGTAAATTTGAGAAAGTGTCTTTCCCGTTATTGGGTCGGTTGTGTATATCGAGAACCCGTTAACATCACTTAAAACTAATTCGTTGTTACTTGAATTTGGGTCTAACCATGGTGTCGATACGGTTGCATCACACCCTACTATCAAACTATAAGTCCCATCAAGTGTTGATAATGTACCCGATTTAACGCATCGAGTTTCTGTCAATCCTGGGTCAACATAAAGACTAGTTGATGTTGACCCAGTACAATCAACATACGTAAATGTTGACCCAAGAAGTGCATCACCATACAATTCATACTCATCACAATCAATTATAATAGTTGTATAATCTCTTAACGCAGTTCCATAACCAACCATTTCATATACTAAAGCTGGGTCGACATCTCCGGTTGTGTCCGGTACTGCCGGAGCAGCATCTACTTGGTCACAATTTTCACATTCAGGATAAATTGCCAATCCCAATCTTACAGTTCCAAATCTTTGAATTGCCTCAATAACTTTATCGAGAAATTTGAAGGGCCTCCAGTTAATTAATGTAACACGAAATGCCCTAATATAGATTCTGAAATCATAGAATATTTGAAATGGCCATATCAATACTTGCATTAAACCAACAAATGCTATGTATATTATTCTTTCAAAAATGTTAATGATAATTGCTAAAAGAATTGAAAAATTAAATTTTTGTAACCCCCAATTTGTTGGTGGGGTATTAACTTCACTTTGACAATCTTCTTCTTCTTTTGGTGAAATTTCTTTGATACCTAAAAAAGTATGTCTATTAAATCCGCCAGAAGAGTATAATGACCCCATGAATGAGGAAACCGCATAAACTTTATTATACGTAAAACGGTAGAAGAAATCGTCAGGATAGTAACTACCTAAAACGGAATTAAAAATATATGTACTGTTTAGTGCGTCGGCCGGATAGTCGGTCCAATTTGTTGACCACGCATATGATGCGTCAATGTCGTTTTGAAATTCTCTAATGTTCGGTATTAAATAACTAGCAGTTGTTCTAACCCTACCGAGAGAATCGTTTTTTACCGATATTCTGAATCTATAACATGAACTTGTTGGTATACCTTTATTTGTGTCATTGGTGATTTCCATTTCACCAAACTCATTGGTGTACATGTAATCTAAATTCATCGGTAACGGTAAAACAAATGAACCATCATCGTCGACATCTTCCTCAATTTCTAAAAATTCAAGTATTGGTCTATTAAGGTCGTCTTTACGGGTTGTAAATCTAATAATTTCAACCTTTGCGGGGAATGTAGTTAAATCACATTTTCTACCCATTTTACCTTTTGGAGTACAGTTTTTATTTACTGTATTTGTTCCTTGGTCTGAGTAAACTGACCCCAACAAATATGCCTTAGGTTCTATTTTAACCCCTTTATCTGATAAATCAAAGTCTGTTCTTGTAATTCCAATCTCACACAAATCTTCATTTCCCCAAAAAGGGTAAACTTCAATTGTTTGATTAAAGGAAATTATTTGAGGTAACGCATCAATATCGTTAGAACTTTTATATGAATACGAATTTTTGAATGAATCAACACCCATTCCCTGTCTGATAAAATCATCAGGTCTCAATGAGAAACAACTGATATCGGATAAATCAACATCAACATGAATGGTTTGTGTTCCAAGTGGAACACCCCAAATCATAAAGTCACCCGCATCGTTTGTTTTTGCTGTGTATTTGTAATATTTTTCGTAAACTTCGAGAACTTCTTCTCTTGTTAAAACATCTCTTTGGTCTGGAAACGTACCTGTTGGTTCATGTCCCCCATGTTGTTTTCTTGATGGAAGAAGATTATATCTATACCCATCATCATTTTTATCTGAAATGGTTGTAAATGGATATAATTTAGATATTACGGGGTCCTCACTATCCACATCATCAAGTGGAATGAAAATAGATACTCTCGCATTTGGTATACCCAAACCGTTGTTTACAGAGATTCTACCCACAACAACACCGTAGTCTGAGCACATTGAGGAATATGCGTCAACTTGCGTAAATTTTAAAGATAAAATCTCTAAAAGGTCATAGTCTTGTTTTAATTCGACAGTAACCTTTTGGTCTCTACCTATATTCGTGGAAATTCTATGTTTCTGTATCATTCTACTATAAATAGAAAATTATCTATTTTCCAGAAAAATAAGGAAAAATAAAATTAGAATGTAGTCGAACCTAAAGTTTTAACCCTTATTTTAATATCTTTATTTGGGAATCTAATTTGAAAAATTTGATTAGACTTCATATAAATCGTCATATCGGATTGTTTAATCTCCTTAGTTGACATATCTACGTATGATTGTGCAACCTCTGCACTTGAGTATTCCCCACCTGTTTGATTAAAAACACGGACATCAACAACGTTTACCACCCCATTTACTTGTCCAATTAATCTATTTAAATCACCAACCAATAATGGGTCACCCATTTTTCTTTTTTCGATTGCAAAATATTCAACAATATCTTCAATTGATGTTTTTATGATTTCAGTTTGGTTACCATTCTTGTCCACAACCAAATCAATTTCAAGACCCATATCGATAACTTGTCCGCTCTCAATATCAACAAAGTCATTAATCATTCTGTATTCAGATAGGTAATTTAAAATATTATCCTTTAAAGTCGTAGAAACGGTATCTGAAAGATTACCATTTTCGTCATATGACAATAATTTGATTTTAACCTTATTATCTTCTTCCATGACGTTTACCTTAGCAGGTGCTCCGTAAGTCGAAGGCATGGTCTCTATTAACGATTTGTAGTCATTTAATGTTACCGCTCTGTTCTGAGCCGCGAAGTTATATGCAATCATATTTCTAACTTCTTCAATTCCCGGTAAATCCGCTCCACCGATTGCTGGTGTTATGTTGGTTACAATAAGTGATTGGGTTACTTGAGTGTTAATTGCAGTGTTTGGTCCCGTTATATTAAATTCAACATCGTCAATACTAGTTACCACATTTACTCCAAGGTTAGTATCCTTACCACCACCAATTCTATATTTGATGAACATCGTAGTACCAACTTTTGGTAATGCACCTAATGACATGTTATTAAGATATGTACCAAGACTAACTTTAAGATTACCATCAATGTAGTTATCCAAATTATCCATTGGGTCAACGTTACCTGAACCGAATGTTAATGAGAAATACCCTTCAGGGGTATACTCCGTAACAAATTTATTTGCAACACTAATATAGTTTCCTGCTCTAAAATTATCTGTATCAGACGCGCTAGTTGGGTCCTCAACAAAAACCTTATCCTGTACCATCGATTTAACTTCATACCATTTATTGGTTGCCTCTAAAAATTCAGAATTTGTTGGGTTGCCAGCGAATGATGTTCCATCTTTGTGTATGATTGATGTTACACCTAAAACATTTTGTTCAGGTAGATAAAGTTTTAAAAATGGTTTTTGGTCAAGTTCAGTAATAACTTTTCTAAAAATTCTAGTAACACCGTTAACTACCGCTTCTCTTTTTAATATTGTATATGAAATTAATCTATTGTTACCATCGAAATTAGGTATTTTTAATCTGTTGGGTTCTCCTTTAGCATTGAAAGGACTAGAGAAATCAATATTATCTATTGTTTCAAATACCTGTCCTCCACCTGAAATCTGAGCACCACCTTTAATGGTTCCCAAATAACGTTCATCCTCTTTATCACCTCTTACAGGTATGTTGATTGAAAAGTCACACAACGCAACTGATGGTCTGTTACCAGGTAATCTAATACCATATGTTTTTGCAATGTGGTAAAGAGATTGTCTTTGTTGAGCAAAGTCCAACATGGTTTCTTGCCATACTCTATCAATATGAAAGTGTAAGTTATCAGCAACGGCCGCATTCAAGTCCAAAAGAACCGAATAAATCGATGCATCATTAGTATTTTTTACTAAATCAGGGTAATATTCTTTTGTTAGATTAACTAACTCTTGTCTTAATCCCGCAAAATCTCTTGTTGCGTATGATATCTTTTTAGCCATATTAAATGTTAATAATTATAAAGTCTGACGAACTGAATGGTTCATTATTAATGTCGTAGTCAAGTCTAACTTTAGCGGTGTAGGGTTTAGATGAATTGTCAGATACTCTAAATAATCTTTCATCATCTTGTTCGCTCACACTTGCAGGTTGCTCGGAGTCCATATCCGCGGGGGTTATTCTAATTGTCTTTATATCCAAATTAGGGATATATTTTTTAACTGTACTTCTGATTTCATCTTCTATTAGTTGAAATGTAACCGCATCGTTTGGTTCGAATATGTATTCGTATAATCTCGTACCAAAATCAGGTAAATAATATCTAGTACCTCTTCTGGTTAAAATTAAATGTATTAGGTTCGCCCTAATTTCCCTTTCAGGTATTTCCGTCATATTGAGGAAACTACCTTTCATACTTTGTCTAAATGGGAAGTCTATACCATATGTTGCCATGTAAATAAATATAAACAATATTAGAATACTAATAAATAAAAAATCCCAATCTTTTAGGATTGGGATTAAATGTATGGTGTTCGGTTTTCGCCCCCTGTATAACCAAACTAAATAGATGCTTGCGGTCGGCCGCGAACCATTAAGGGAGCCACCCACTTTTTGTTAAGACCCACACCCCTCACACTCAAATGGTGAATCCGTTGGTCGTGAACTCATAACCATCTCCGTTAATTTAATTTCTTCTGAATTATCTTGGATTAAGTTATTTGTACTCGGAACCTCTTGGGTTTCAATATTTGGTTTTGTGGTGGACATGTCTATACCTAACCCTTTAAGTGGGTCAACCGCAGATTTGGTTCTCAAATAGTACATACCGGTTTTAAGACCGAGTTTCCATCCATAAAGGTGAGCCGCCAAAACTTTCTGTTTAGTCGCATTTGCAATGAATAAATTTAAAGACTGTGATTGGTCAATATAAATTGAACGATTTGCAGCCATGAAAAGTATTCTTTTTTGGGACATTTCCCATACCGTTTTATACACTTCTTTAACGTCAGTTGGGATTTCAGGAATATTCTGAACTGAACCGTTTTCCATGATAAGTTTCTTTTTTATATCATCAGACCATATACCTTTTTCAAGTAATGTCTTAACAAGGTGTTTGTTTACAACAACAAATTCACCACCCAACGTTCTTCTTGAGAATAGGTTAGATGTGAATGGTTCAAACGCCTCATTGTTACCTAAAATTTGAGCCGTTGATGCGGTTGGCATCGGTGCAACTAATAGAGAATTTCTTACTCCATATTTTACCACTTCTTTTCTTAAAGATTTCCAATCCCATCTTTTACTTGTATCTCTATCTGTTTTACCCCACATCTCATATTGGAAAATACCTTTTGATAGTGGAGAATCGATAAATGTTTCATATGCACCATTTTCCTTTGCCAAATCTTTAGATGAGGTCAATGCAGCATAATAGATTGTTTCAAAAATTTCAGTTTGTAAGATATCTGCATTTTCACTTTCAAATGGTAAATTTAACATACAAAATACATCCGCCAAACCTTGAATACCTAAACCAATTGGTCTATGTTTCATATTTGAAAGTTTGGTTTCATCGGTTGGATAGAAATTTAAATCAATTACATTATTTAAATTCTTTACAACTTGGTATGTGTATTCAAATAATAAATTATGATTGAATTCACCGTCTACGATGTACTTAGGTAATGCGATTGATGCTAAATTACAAACCGCCTGTTCTGTTGGTGAACTATATTCGATAATCTCAGTACAAAGATTTGATGATTTAATTGTACCTAAATTCTTTTGATTTGATTTATAATTGGCCGAATCTTTATATAACATATAAGGTGTTCCAGTTTCAATCTGAGAAGTTAAAATGGCATCCATTAACTTTCTTGCCTTAACAACTTTTCTTGCTCTTCCTTCTTTTTCGTATCTCTCGTATAATTCAGTGAAGTTTTGAGTAGATTCAAATGGGTCATCGTATACGTCTGATAAACCAGGTGCCTCATCGGGTGAAAATAATGACCAATCACCATCTTCCTCAACTCGTTTCATAAATAAATCAGGAGTCCACATTGCCAAAAATAAATCACGAGCCCTCATTTCTTCCTTACCATGATTCTTTCTTAAATCGATAAATTCAAAAACGTCAGCATGCCATGGTTCAAGATAAACAGCAAAAGAACCTTTTCTTTTACCACCTTGATTAATCCAACGAGCAACCTCATTGTATGTTTTCATCATAGGAAGTAATCCATCTGATTCTCCACCTGTTCCTCTAATGTATGAACCTTTTGCTCTTACATCGTGAACGTGAAGACCAATACCCCCAGCCCATTTAGAAATCTTAGCAACATCTTTTATTGTATCAAACAACCCATCAATATCATCACCTTTATTACCAATTAAGAAACAAGACGACATTTGTGGTCTACGTGTTCCCGCATTAAATAATGTAGGTGTTGCGTGGGTATAGAAATGCAATGAAAGGTCTTCATATATTCTTAATGCCATTTCTAAATCACCATTACAAATACCAACGGCAACTCTCATGTACATATATTGTGGTCTTTCAACAATACGATTGTTGATTTTCAACAAATAAGAACGTTCTAATGTTTTAAACCCAAAATAATCAAAATCAAAATCTCGTTCTTGAGTAATTGCACCATCTAAAACTTCTTTGTTTTGTTGTACAAATTTAGCAACACTATCATCAATCAAAGAGGATTCCTTGTTTGTTTTAGGTTCAATGAAATTATGTAATTCCTTAATACACTGAGAGAATTTCTTAGGTGTTGTTTTATGCAAATTAGAAACCGAAAGTCTTCCAGCTAATTTTGCATAATCGGGATGTGAGGTTACTAACGATGCTGCAGTTTCCGCCGCTAATGTATCCAACTCCACAGTTGAAATACCGTCATAGATACCCTGTGTTACTTTTAAGGTAACTAATGTTGGGTCAATAAATTCAATATCCAAATCATCACAAAAATGTTGTATTCTCCTTGTTATTTTGTCATATCTCATCTCCTCTAAGGAGCCATCTCTCTTTTTTACTTTCATCGTTTATTTTGTTATTTAGAAATCTATATCGTCAAAATTCGTATTTAGGTCTTCTATAGACGAATTGTTATTTACCCCTGCCTTTTGGTATTCTGCAACTCTTTTTTCAAAGAAATTGGTTTTACCTTGGATGGCGATGTTCTCCATAAAATCAAATGGGTTTGTTGAGTTGTATACTTTATTAACACCTAATGACATTAATAATCTATCAGCCACAAACTCAAGGTATTGTTTCATTAAATCAGAATTCATACCAATTAATCGTACAGGTAACGCCTCTAAAATAAATTCTTTTTCAATTTCTAACGCTCCGCAGATTATCTCTTTGATTTTTTTATCTGATAATTTCTTTTCAATGTGGTGGTTATATAAATGACAAGCGAAGTCACAATGCATTCCCTCATCACGAGAAATAAGTTCATTTGAAAAAGTTAAACCCGGCATTAAACCACGTTTCTTTAACCAAAATATAGAACAGAACGAACCACTAAAGAAGATACCTTCAACCGCAGCAAACGCAATTAATCTCTCAACAAAAGAATCAGAGTTAATCCATTTGATTGCCCAATCCGCCTTTTTCTTAATTGCCGGTACCGTATCAATTGCATTGAATAGTCTATTTTGTTCTTCCTTATCTTTAATGTAAGTGTCAATCAACAATGAATATGTTTCACTGTGGATGTTCTCCATCATAATTTGAAATCCATAGAACATTTTTGCTTCGGTATACTGTACCTCATTCATAAAATTAATCCCTAGGTTTTCATTTACGATACCATCGGATGCAGCAAAGAACGCCAAAACATTCTTAACAAAATGTTGTTCATCTGAATTTAGTTTGTTATCCCAATCATTAATGTCTTGGGCTAAGTCAATTTCTTCTGCCGTCCAAAAACATGTTTCTTGTTGTTTATATTGTTTCCAAATATCGTGATGTTCGATAGGAAAAACGACAAAACGGCCTGTATTCTCTTTAAGAATTTTTTCAATCATAGTATAAAATTTTTGCTAATTAACGATTTAATGTTTCTTGTCTGTGTTTGAACATTTCTGCTGCTCGGTTGACATTTGATTTTACCGTTTGTTCTTGGTGTCCAAGTAAGGTTGTTTGAGTTTCTGTATCTATGATAATAAATCTATTATCAAACTTACAGTTATTCCAAATCACACCATCTTGACCAACACGTGATTTAAGTAAGGTCATAGTCGCCAAATTGTGTTCTTTTTGTTCTAATGTCTTACCAACAGATAAAACTATATGACCAATTTGTGCCTTCTTAATGGAACCACCCATTTGGTCTGTAGTTACAACTTCAGATGAAATTGAACCTCTATTACCTTGAGTTGCAGTCCATATCGCAATATTAAACTCAGTTGTCATTGCCTCAAGACTTCTCATAACGGAACCTTCACCTTTCCATTCCTCACCAAAATTAGACCTTTCAGGACTGATACAATCGACATAGTCAATAACTAGCATGTCAATTGGTTTTCCGTCTGAAATTTGTTTTCTAATTCTTGATTTGATTTCAGAGATTGTTACTGAATCACTTGGTAGTTTGATAATACTAAGTGAACCTTTACATCTACCCTGAATTTCTTCCACAATACTCTTAACTTCCTCTTTTCTTTGAGGTTGCTCATCAGGTTCAATACCTGTCCATATTGTGAAGTGTTTTCTTTTAATGTTTGAAGGATTATCTTCAAAAAAGATTTGAAGTACGTTAAAGTCACAATTATATGCGGTGTTAGAGAATTTAGTTAATAAAGTAGTTTTACCAGTACCTGTCGGTGCTAATACAATACCTAATTCACCTCTTCCTATACCTCCCTTTAACATATTGTCCAAACCATTAATCCCCGTAGGAATTGCCTGTCTATTGTCTTTTTCCAATACCGCGTCGATATCGTGGAACACATCCATACATTCTTCAGGTGGAATACCCACTTGTAGAGCCTTTTGAATAATATCCTCAATTGTTTGATACTCGTGAAATGCCCCATTATCAATAATGGTTGTCACTTTTTTTAGTTCTTTTCTAAGGTTTTGTTGTTTACAAAAATTCAAAGCCTCATCCTTAACCATTTGTTCGGTATCTTCTTTATCTTTTATGGCCTCAATAGTGTCCAAGTGTATTCTTGAACTTTCTTGCGACCCTAATTCAAGTATAATCTTTTGACATAACCCATCATAGTTGGGAATCTTACCGTATTTTTTGTAAAGTTCCTTAATATGTTGAGTTATAAATCTAAACGAGTTATTATCAAAGTACTTGCTCTCGATTACATCGATAATTGTTTCCCCGTATTTCTTATCCTCAATTATCGCTTTTATTAATGCTTGTTGGAATGATGTTCCGAGAAGTCCAAAGTTCTTTTCTGCCATGTTACAAAGTTATGTTTTTATTTTTACAGTTGGTAATTTAAATATGTTGTTTCCAATTCATCAGAACATAAAATATCGGTTAGATATGATAGGTATCTTTTTAAATGTGGACGAATGTCTACCGTATATCTCACTTTTGGGTGAAAATAATATGCGGGAAACACTCTAGAAATAAATACATCGTCACCCATCTTAATTTCAAGTAGAAAATGTTCTTTTCCATCGTTTTCACTGGTGTCTACATTACTCAAACCGTAAAAATATTCTCGATTCTCATATAGATACTCGGAAGTTTTTATTTTTAAATCATCAAAAATTTCATCTGAAATTTCTTTTACGTAGTCGTGTAAATCCATCGAACGTCTTGATTGTGGGTTATGCTCTCTCACGTTAAAAAAACGTTGGCAAATAATGTTCCCTTCAAGGGTTAAAAGGAACTCAAATTTAGTTACATCTTGATTAGTCATTGTTTCTTATTTTTATTATTTTTTTATTTTTTTCTTTTCTTGTTAATCGAAGAAATGGATTCAAGAAATTAATCCACGCATCGTCTGATTTAGGTAAAAGGAGGAAAATACCATCCTCCATCATCATTTTCATTGTGTTTTTATACGAACGACCTTCGGGGTCCATTTTATCATTAATAAGTGATTCAATAGATTCTTTGGCCTCATCAGTTAGGAAAGGGTCATCCAAACTTACAATTCGACTATTAACATCGAAGAACTCCTCTCCCAGTACCCCATACTTCGTCACTCCCGTAAGTAAGTTGGTAACTATACGATTATCTCTATCTTCTTCGAATAAGTCGTCAAAACGACTCCTAATGAATTCTAATGTAAGTTCTTCTGTTTTTAATTCGGGAACCGCCCCTAATAATCTTCTAACACCTAAGTTTTTAATTCCCGCGATATTGTCAGATGGGTCCCCACATAACATCTTTACTAATTTGATGTTTTCTATTCTTATCTCTTCGTGGTCATAAACAAACATATCTTTTGGTTGATACATTTTACTATGTGAAGGATTGAATAAACGTGTGTTTTCTGAAACTAACTGAGTTAAATCTCCGTCCGATGAAAATATAATGATATTTTCTTTTGGTGAGTTTTGAGAGTAGTACGCAATTGCATCATCGGTTTCACAGTATTCGTATTCATCTTGACGGACAAACAATTCTTCCAAGTATTGTTTTACTCGATTTCTTTGTTGACTATACGCTGTTAATTCCTCTTCAGTTCTTATTCTACTTTTTCTATTTTCCTTGTATTGAGGGTAGTATCTCTTTCGAGATGACGAACCTTCTTTACCATCCCAAAAGACAACTATTTTATCTAAATGATGTATCTCGATGGTTCTACGTAAAGTGTTCACAAAATGGTACAATGCACCTATGTGGTTCCCTTTATAGAAATGATTTTTAAGTCCGAAAAAACCAATGGTCAACAAATTGTCCCCATCGACCAATAAAACATTAGACATTTAGTCTTTGTAGTTTAATAGTTAAACAATAAAATAAAATTAATTCTCGTCTTCTTCTCCGACTTCGAATTCGATACCAGATGTATCTGTGATTTTTTCACCAAATAGTCTCGACCCAATATACTCAAGATTTGTCTTTAAGTAATCTTCTCTCGATTTCTTTTCTTCTACGGTGTCTCTCATTTTCATGAAACCATGTGAGGTTACCATGATTTTACCATCAGCGAATGAAATACCATTTACGTGATTTTTCATCACTGAAATTTTACTTCTACTACCAATGTTTGCCTTTCTACCTTTTCTCGTAATATCGATTTTAGTAGTACCAGCATTTTTTTGATTTCCAAATAAAAACACTAATGTTGAATTTAACCATAGTGATTCTCCACCTTTAGCCTTAATTTTTGGTTGTCCAAAAGGATTATCAGGTAATTCAACCCATGGTTGATTAACAACGATAAGTGTGTTTGTATGTTTTTTATCTGCTCTTCTTGAACCTGAAATACGTTGGTTGATACCCATACCGATTTTATCGGCCAAGGTTGCTGCATTATGTTGTTTACCACCTTTACCTTCGAAAGTCATTTTACATGGAACAGAACCAACAGAATCCCAAAGGAATAACAAATCATAAGGGATTGTACCTTTTTCTTGTGCATCCAATAATTCATTGATGAAATCTGTAATTTGTTCGATATATTCAAAATCATTTCTAAAAATGAATTGACCTGAGTATGTAATTTCACCTGTTGATTGGTCAACGTCTTCAGTTACGGGAATTCCCATAATGTCGGCATGTTCAAACGCAAATTTTTGTTCAGTGATAATAAAGACAGGTAATATATCCTTTTTAATTGCATCAGCAGCCGCAGCTAATAATGCGGTAGTTTTACCTGTATCTGAGTGTCCTAAGAACATGTTGATGTGTCCGAGTGCAGGTCCGGGAATACCGGTTGCGTCTAAGAATGCGTCACCAAGGTCTAAGAACCTATCAGGTTTGTAGGTCATTTTGCTGGAATACTTCGAGATAACACTCGAAAAATCTTGTTTCTTTATTGCCATGTTATTAATATAAGTTTTTTTTTAAAAAAAGGACACCCTCGGGGACAGTTTGTCCCTGAGAATGTCCATGTGGGGGTAAATTAGAACGGTAAATCGTCGTCTGATTCAGAATCTACTTGTGCATCGTAGATTGGTTCTGCAACTGTTGCTGCAACTGATGGTGACATAAATTGAGTTTCCTCTTGTAAATTAGATATCCATTTTTTTCCTTCTGAATCCCATTTTGGAACTTCGCCTCGGGCAATCATTTCCAAATATTCTTCAGGTTTCTTAGAATAGACATCATTCCAAGTTAACTCATCACTAATCCAACTTTGTGAAGTTGTTTCATCACTATGTAGTGGAGATGCGTCCTCATACATAATTGAACTAATTGTTGTGTATTCTCTACCATTACCGGCTTTACTTAATCCAAGAGTGATAATCAAATCACGTCCCGTGTTAGGGTCGGTAATATCACCTTTGTTTTTAAATAAAGGGAAGATTTTGTCAAGAATTCCTTCTTGTTTACTATTGTGTTTAAAACGCCAGAATTTAACTCCATCCTGTTCGTTTTCTCTATCAATCACTTTAACGATGTAAAATTTACGTGCTCTGTATTGACGAGCAAGAACCTTGTCAGATTCTAAACCTGTCATCATCAAGGCATCATAAACTTCATTTAACGGGGAACGTTGACCTTCTTGTTTTGGGTCATACAATTTCACCCAATTTCCATCCACTTGAACTTCATGGAAGTATTTTTCCACGAATGGAGAACTTCCGTCTTTTGTTGGGATGATACGGATTCTTTTTTCACCACTTCTAGCACCTTTCGGTAACAGGGTAGTAAAGTATCTTTTTAATCGGTCTTCTTGAGACACTCTGTTTTGGTTGCCGCTCGCGGCGTTCTTGCTGTACTGAGCCAGTACTGAATCGAATGTTGACATAAATTTTTATTTTAAATTGTTTATAATGAAATATAGATAAAAAAAGTCGAATTACCAAATCCGACTTAAATTATTTTCAAAAAAGTTGTTTTTACCCATTTGGGTTATTCTAATGTTAGTAAATATTTTAATTTATTGATGGCCCCTAACATCTCATCTCTCACATTTAAGAGATTAGTGTCGGTTTCTTCAAATTGTTCTGAAAATTGATTTAATGCCAAGATTACTGTATCTAACATCGCTTCAGGTTTAAGTTCTTTTAAATTCGTTAATTGAATTACATTGGTTTCATCATCTAAAACAAATCTACCGTATTTTCCCATTGCCTCTTCAACAAAGGTATCAATTAAATCTTCTAATGTATCATATGTAACACCAAATGCGTTGTGTCTTGCATAACCCTTTGTCTGCCAATGGAATATTCTTAATTGAGCTTGTAAACCTAAAAAAAGGTTTATGTTAGAATTTATACTCGTCATTTTCTTCTTCTGGATTAAATGTATTTCTCATGGTTTCATTTGAGTATGTATCAACATCTTGTTTAGTTAAAACATATTCATTTTTACCGCTTTGTCTCATTTCTCCTTGTTTTTGAGCAAAGAATTGTTGTGGATTTTGGTTAAACGGATAAGAATCCAATGAACGTAGTTCAAGTCTTTCCTCAGGAGTTTTTTCTTTCATCATCTCAACCTTGTTTCCAAGTTCGTCAATTTTACTCATAACCGCATCCATTTGAGATAGTTTTTGTTCTAAATCAGTCAACTTACTAAAAACATCATCCATTTTACTGATGACACCTTCATTCTCGCCCTTAGTTGCGTCTAAGTCTTGTTTGATTGATTTAGTCATATTAACTAAATCTGTAATATCGATTTCTTCTGTATCTCCACCTTCCATAGGTGTTTCAGCCGGTGCATCTGTTGGTGCAGCTTCGGGTGTTGTAGTGTCTTCAGGTGCGGGTGGTAATTCACCACTTTCAACCGGTGCCTCAAAACCAGTCGGTTCCTCAGCAGGAACATCCTGTTCACTCATTAATTTTTTTGTGTACTTATTAATAGCATTGAATCTTGCTACTTCTTCCAGTAATTGATTTTCTAATTTATTCATGATATTAATCTTGTAAAAGTTGTCTACCGTCTTCGGTAATGAATTTTTTATTTATTCTTTCAACAATACCGTCTTTAGACCTGATAACATAACATTCACCAGTTCTTAGGTCACACTCTTCTCTTTCCATACCGTCTTGAGAAACACTACTAACCTTTTTAGGGGAGATGTAGTTGTTCAGAGCATTATTTAATTTATCCTTATTCATAGTATTTTTTCTATATAAATATCATAGAAATAGGAAAACTCGTTACCGTAATGGTCAATAAAAGTTATGTTAGTTTAAAATACACAACATCTCCGTCAAATAATCCTAATTCAGACATTAAAGATGGCGACATACCCATTCCATATCCCTCAGCAATTGGTCCATTACCAACGGGTCCATTTGCCACTATTGTTCCTAATGTCTCCGCTAATTGGTAACTTGGGTTAAGTGTAAAAGTTTTTCCGTTTTTAGGATTTTTAAAATTAGTGGTTGCCGTTCTAATTTTTTGAGAATTAGCAACGTTTGTTAAAAATGTAGTAGTATAGAACTTATAAGTGGTTCCACTTAATTTAGACCATTTAATACCATCTGCAATTCCCATTGTTGTGTCAGGGTCAATTGGACATTTTTCACCACCCATCTTAACTGCAATTGCTCTTAACCATGTTCCGTCACTATCAATTTTCTGAACCTCTTTATGGTTTTTATATCCATTGAAAGGTATACCGAATTCAGTAACCCCAACTAATGGAGATGTTTTGGTTATAATTTCATCATTAGTTCCCTTTTTACCTTTCATGTCCGTTGAATACGATGCATTATCATATACTATTGAGGTTTCAGTTGTTGCCCCCGTGACAGGTGCCTGTTTAAGTTTTGATTGGGCTTTACTTGATAACTTATCGAATAAAACTCTATAACTCGATATAAATGAGTCTTTAGGGTCAGGTAACGATGTATATGGTATTCTAGTTCCAACAAATGTTGTGGATATGTTATTACTTTTAATCGAGTGACTAACCTCGGTAATCCAATATGAACCCTTAAACATTGGTATGTTTTTAAGGTAAAAATACATTGTTGGTTGAATCATTACGTTACCCATACATGTTACTTCACATCTATACGATGCTGATTTGTAATAATCGAAAAGACTTACGTCAACATTATATGCCCCCGCACCTGATTCAGACCTACCTAAGTTTTCCAACACAACAAACGATTCTGAAGTGTTTTTAAGTGTACTTTGGTCTAATTGAACACCTTTAAAAATACCCTGATTTTGGTCACCAAAACTAACTTCGAATGCCACCACCTTATTTGATTTACTCAAATCTGTTTTTGAGAAATTTTCAAGTGATGTTATAACCAATGGGTTATTATTAACACTACCAACATAAAAACTATCATCGGCAAATTTATTTGCCTTACTATTAGACATGTCGGCTCTTTTTGATGATGCCCCAACTAATTGAATAATAATTTTTGGTGATGACTCTTGATAATCAACTTCTAAAAATGTACCGAATAGGTTTTTTGCAACTTTCTTAGATGGGACAATTTTAGTTTTATTTTTAAAGTTACTACCATAGAAATTAACATATGCGGGAAGTGCTCTCATATCTAAACCAGTTTCCTGTATTAACATAGAAATCGCCCCATATAAATTTTGTTTCATATTATTTGGGTGTAACAATGGTAGAATTTTGTCAACATTTAAAAAGAACTTGTCTCCAATATCTCTATTTGCCTTATCTAAAAATAAGAACTCCTCAAGTAATAATCTTTGACCAATTGAATTACCTGCTGTCCATTTATCGTTAAATGATTTGAAGGTGTTATACAACTCCAACTTAGTGTCATTTAAATTGTGTCCTTGGTACTTTCTTATATCAATCGATTCATCTTTTCTTGTTATGTTACCCTTTTTACTGATTTCACTTAATACCAATCTTAAAAAGTATTTTAATCTAACGTCAGACCCATCGGCATAAATTTTATTACCTGTGACTTGAAATATAGAAACTCTAAGATATTCTCTAAATGCAGACTTACTATTTGTACCGCCCGATTTTCTATAACCAGCATAAATCTGAGCCAATGGTCGATATTTTATAATATTCTCTTCTGTAAGTTTCACATCGTTTACACCAAAAAATTCTTGGTAGTACCCTTCCATGTCCTCACCAATATATAATTTAATGAATTTTTGATTTGTAGGGGTTAAATCCGAATTACTATATGGTTGAACCGTATAACGATTGTAATTTTCAATTTTTGCCATACCATAAAAAGTGTATGGGTCAATTTCTTTTGGATTTGCTAATGTGAATTTTATTATATTTTGACTACTTAATAAACCACTAGTAACCTCCGTTGCTTTTGCAACTTGTCTTTCCTTAACTAAATTAAATAAAGTGTTTGACGTACCGTCTGAACTTTCTTTTTTTACAGTAACCAATTCTTTAAGTAAGTCTTGAAATTTACCATACTTTAGATTATCAAAAACTTGATATGGTATTTCATCATTTGTTTTTTCAGATGCGAAATCTAAAAACATACTTTCAAATGAATCTAAAATTTCTGGACTGAACGTTGCAATTAAATCGATAACCTTTCTATAGTTCGTGTCTATTGAAAATGTGTTATCAACCGTACTTCCCGATATATAATTTCTTGGGTATTCAGAATGTGATGCAAATGTTTTACCTGAAAACTCATTTGTTACACTTTCATCAAACCACCAACTTCTAAACGTATATTGTTCGGCAAAATCAAATGTTTCTAAATTTTTAGTTGCAAGGTCAGATTGGTTCAAACCGTGTGACGGTAATAGTGTATAAAATTGTTCGGTCGGTTTGTACTTTGAGTTATCAACCAACACACTCCAATATCTATTTCCGTTATTACCTTCAAGTACCTTGTGTGATATGTTACCTGAATTTGTTTGTGTTGTATAATCAACATTACCTGAATTGATGTTGTAATGTGAATAACCATTAACAATTTGGTGGTAAACCGCTTGGTAATGTGGATTTAAACCTACGTTATCAGATGTTACATGTGAAATTGAATTTCCACTAATTAAAAAAGAGTTAAAGGTTGAACCTATTAATCCACCATCAAAAAAGGCACTACCCGTAATTGGTTGTGTTATATTACTTGAGTTTAAGAAACCATCTAATATATCCACACCATCAATAATTTGTTTTCTGTATCTATGGTACATTGCTCCCCATTTTAACATTAAGTGGTACGGTACAAAATGAGTTGATGAAACTTCTCTGAATAAAGAAGACATTAATATCGATTTACTGTTGTTAGTTTGACCCATCATTCCGGCTAATGGGTCAGTAAATGTAATGGTATCTTCTAAATCTAAAAACGGCAATGAATTTAATAAAAGATAAGACGCTCCCGTATATTTTCCGTGTTTGGTCGTTTTACCAAAATCAGATTTTAACTGTTTATGAAAATATGGTGTGTTTAATATATTAACGGATGTGTTACCATTTTTAAGTTTTTGTGTAAACATATTTTCATCGTATCCAGGTTTAACCCATGAAGTCACATTAAACGGTGAACATACAAATCCTTGTGATGGGTTAACTTGTAAAATCCCATTAAATTTAAAATTGTCATCAGTAAATTCGGTCTTATTCAAATAATCTAAATAAGTGTCTGAATTAAATGGATATATTTTAGTTCTATATGGTTCTGAAACATATTTCACCAATTCATCATTCATTTCTTTTGATTTGAAATCTTTCCTTTGTCTATTAACACTTCCGTATTTTTCAAACTTAAATGGGTACTCTAAAATATCTTTAATGTACGGTACCGTTGGTAGATGGTCTCTTAAATAAGTAAACCTATCGTGTGGTGATGATGATGGAAGGTATCCATCAAATTTAGTACCATCCGGTGAAACCGTTATAAATGAATCAATACTGGTTAGTTTTTGACATAAGTCCACTAATTCAATATCTTCACCTATAGACTCTTTAATGTTTTCTACCTCTTCTTTTGCCAAGATATCCAACATACTATTTGTGTAAGAATCAAATAATGTAATATATTTTGCTCTTTCGTACACTTCGTAAATAAAAGATGAAAACACTTTATCAGTATATGGTAGTCCATCATTTATTACATCTATACCACTAATGTCATCTAAATTATTCGATTCAGAATCAGATTCGAAAATATAATTAATGTCACTAATCGTTGGTTCTGTTTTAACACCTGTGTCTAATTTGTTCGTTACAATTTTAATATACTCCTCAACAAAATCAACCTCAGGCCACAACGTTTTATTGTTAGATTTTAATTTATTAACCAATTCAGCCTCGCCAGGATATGCAATTACATTTTGTTTTCCACTTGACATTGGTTTTTTAACCTCAGGCCATGGATAAATTGCAACTCCCTTCCCTTTTTGTTCGTCACTTAAACCTTCTAATAGTTTTATTCTACTTTTACTTGCATCAAATGCTTTGTTGTGGGTGTCCTTCATTAAACGAATATACACATCAGCACCAGCCAAAACCACCGCAAAAATATTTCTAATGGTCGGTTCAAATCCAAACCCTAAAGTTGGGTCTTTGATGATTTCATTCATCTTTTGTTCAACCTCATCCTCTAATTTTTTTCTTTGTTCTTCAAATGATTTTCTAATTTCAAAAATATCTTTTAAAAGTAAATCAACACCAACCAAAACAAAACCGTCAGTTAAAACATCGTAATAAGATTTAATGTTTTTAATTGTACTCAACGAAATCTTTTTAAAATCGGACTTCGTTCTATTCATTAATTTATTTTCAAATAAAACTGATTTGTTTAATTCTTCGGAATATACCTTTAGTAACCTTTCTAAAGTACCTTCACTCTCACCAGTTATTTTATCTAAAGACTTTTTTTCTTTGGTTCCAATATAATACCAATTGTATTCGTCAGTACCAATTAACCTAACTTCAAATTCTTTAACCGCTAAATTTTGTTTAGACCACGCACTAATTGCACTCTCAAAAGTATTAAGAGTTGTTTCCAATTCTTTAATCCCTTGAAACACTGACATATCTACAACCTCATTGAAGATTTTTCTTTCCAAAATCTTATCTAATGATTCTGCAATGTATCCTAAATCTTTTAAAGTTTTTACGGGTTTACCGTCGTTCTTAATGAATGTTCCCTTAGCAACTAATCCTTTTTGTTCGTATTGTTCGTAAACTGACCTTAAAATTTGATATCCCCTTGAACTTCTTGAAATTGTTTTTTCGTATCTCCCATCCTTTTCATTAAATTTTTTGTTCTCAACATTTTCAGTTAAAAACATATAAGGACTGTTTATCATTGTGGATAATGGGATGTCATTCATAAATGCGTAAGTTGAACCCACAAATGTTGTGGTCACTTCAAAGTTACCATTAGACTCGTTAAACTTTGAACTAAACTTAGTCATGTGTAAACGATACCTTATTGCCTTACCGTAATATCCCTTTACAGTTAAATAAAATATTGGCCACGGTAAGTGAAAAAATGCACGATATGGTGAATTTTCAGATGATTCAAATAGTGTTTTACCTCTAACGTCGATGAAATTAATTGTGACCTGGGGTGTGTAGTTGGCACCCTTAACTGTTATGTTAATACTATCAATACCAAAACTTTGTCCACTTGGGTCGTAGTTTACACTATCCGCCCCTGAATAGTTTTTTGCGGTTTTAGGTAATGGTTTTCCATCTTTATCAGTAAAGTTGTCCTTACCAACAAACGAATCTGTCCATGAGGTATCGAAATTACCGTCCCCTGTTTGATTTTTTAAAAAGTTAAGTTCACCCTTGGCGATACTAACAAGTGTACTACCTTGTTCTTTTGCAACTAGAGTTGTTCTCGGGATAATATCCGCCTCCAAGTTCGCATACATAACCAAATTCTCTTGTTTTACTCCCCTAGGTTGAATATTACCGTCATTGTCGACGACACTATTCGGGTCGATATACATAAGATTGTTTTGGTCTACTTTTACAAGTATGTTTTCACTATTAGTTAAATCGTTATTGCTCGCCATAATATAAGTTGTACAATTCTACACTTCTTTTATAATCTTGTAAAGTCGTAGTTAAAGGAAATGGCACTCTTAATAGAGAATTATTCGGTATTTCAAATTCTAAACCACTAACTTCAGGATTTGCCATTAGAATTAACCATCCAAATACGGGAGTATTATAATACTCTTGTGATATTTTGTCTAACCTATCTTTTCCCTTTTTATAAAAAGTGTACTTATCGGTTCCCTTAATTGGTATTTGAATACCGGGTACAATTTTAAATTCACTATCCTCTATGAATAATTCGTATCTGTTGTAGTATTCTCTTGACATTATTTTGTATCTTTTTTACTTCTATAGTAGTTTAGTTTGGTCGTTGGTGGATTATTATCCGAATGTATTTTCTTAGCCTCCTCTTTGAATGTTGCGTCAGTTGCCGGATTACTTGAGGTAATTGAGAACTTAACAGGTTTATCATTCTTCCTATCTTTAAATTTTGAAAATTTAAAATTCTTGTCTTTTGGTTTTTCAACGAAGTCCTCAATCCTTTTTCTAATTTTCTTTCTGATATTATCAGGGAAGATAGTGGTATCCGATTCGTAAACTTTTGCAATTTCATTTAACTTCTCTTCAAGGAAAACACTCATGATTTTTTCAAAGTCATTTGAAGTAATGGTAGGGTTGTTGAAGTTTATGGTTGATGTTAAATCAACAAACATTTTTGGTGTGTTTTTCTCAATATATTCAACACAACTACTATATTCATTATATAATAAATCGTAAGTATACCCTGATAATACCCCTTCACTTACCTCTTCACCTTTTACCATCGCATCTTTACCAAACTTTACAAGGAAGTTAACATCATCCAAACTACTGATTAATGAATCTCTAACAGATTCAAGTTCAGAAAAAGGATTTGTGTCAATTAACTCATTTAATTTTTCTTCCACCATTGTTTTAATTAATGGTTGTAAATATTCATTTGACTTATCCAACTTAGGTGTCGTTAATATTTTATCTAATCCCATCATAGTAGACAAATCGGTAGTTTCTAACGTCGCAATTATTGCACTTTTTACCCCCCTCATTAAAATAGATAATTCACTATTCTTTGGATATAAACCAACTAATGAAATGGTTGAACCGGGTGTGGTACTAGTTGAACTATAAATGTCGTATTGATTTACGGTTCTATATGTGTCTTTTAATAAAAGAGTACCAATTTCGGTTCCATATTTAGAAATTAATTTATTATATGTTTTTTCGTAACTTTTAAAATAGTTGTCAGTATTTTCAAATACAGGTTTTAATAATGGTGTAAAATCTATTGTGGATGATGGTGAAATAAACGTACCAATCCATTCTCCTTCACTTATTTTATTTGTATTTTGAGACTCGGGTGTGGTTTTTCCATAACCTTTATCAAAATCTTCTTTAAGTTTACGTAGGAAATCGTCTGTAAATTCTTTTGCATCCACACCACCAATTGTTTCATTTGTTGGGATTGACCTTTCATCGAACATTTCTGTATTTGCAAAGAAGTTTGATGACAACGCATTTTGTAATCGTTCAACAGGTCTGTTTAAACCTTGTCCTCCGATAAATGCAATTTGACACGTTACATTTGCAATCATTGGTTGTACTCCAATTCCTTCAGGATTTAAATCCCATGGTGAATCATCGTATGTGATGTTTACATCACGAATAATAATTTTTGAATGATAGAAATCACCAATTCTTAATACACAAACAGGTGGTGGACCAAACGAAGTATTTCTAGCGTTCAAATCCGCATCATCTGAAATTCCTTTAATTGGAATCGTGTCACCCGGTCTAACACATTGTAACATGAAAGTTAAACGTGAATTTAAACCTTCAGGCGTTGTCGAGTGAAATCCAGGATGAAAATATTTTAATTTTTCCTTTAATGATTTAAATGCAAGTGGAGAATCCTCTTCGAGTTTCTTGAAATAGAAACACTCCGAAAGAGTTTTCATAATGATTCTTTTCATCGGGTCAATTGCGGGTTTCTTAGTTGGCGGATATAAAATGGTTTCTCCGTCTTCCTCAATTCTTGTAACCACTGTCGGTGGTGGTGTTGGTTTTGGTGGTTCAGGTTGAATGACGTAATCAAGTTTTACCGTAGATTGTCTACAATAAAACGCAATAGGTGCATTAATTTTCAATCCTTTAACGGTAACAAATTCTTTCCCTTTACATTGTGTGTCAGGAGATGGTCCGGTAAAACCTTCACCATAATTCGCAGAATCAATAACAACAACACCTGTATTACCCGACCAACCAAAATCACTTAATTTATATTCTTTTTTAATTACAATCGCTTTACCTTTAACAACAATAACCTTATCGTTTTCAGATAAGTTTTTATTTTGCTCAAGACCAAGACTATCAACCCATTTTAATTTTACCTTTTTTGCCCCATCACCATCTTTAGATATTCTATTGAAAAAGTCTCTTATAATACTTGAACTTCTTCTCAACGCCAATTTTTCATTGTAATACTCAGATGCAACAGAAGAACACGATGACTCGACTGTTAAATATATTTTTTGTACAGTGTTACCACTAATCTTTTCTTTAAGTGTTACAGTTTCGCCCGTATAACTTTCGTACTGAGATTTTGCAGTCTCAAAGTACTCACTCAATTTTGTTGTTTGAGCAATGACAGATGTATCGTCAATAGTCGCACCGGTTGAACCAAAAATGTATGATTTTTCTTTTAAAATTTGTGCGGTTTGTGTTAAACCTGTGATACTTCTTAAATCGGTTTCAAGTGAGGCAGTATGACCGCTTTTCTTATCATAAAATTTACCGAATAACTCTCCGTATGGTGTGTCTACCTCTACCGATTGTAAACGTGGACCCGGAATATCGTTGTCATATTTAAGTACAAAACTCTTACTTACTTTGTCATTTTTTTGCCCACTTCCATTACCTCCACCTTCTTCTTTACCGACAACAGGTTCAACAATGGTTTTATATTTTTTTATAACTTCGGTGTCTTTTCCTTTTTCTAAGAACATCTTAATCAAGGTAACATCATCCATGTCTAATTGGGTGTATCTCCTAATAAGTGAGTAGAAATCCAATTCCTCACATCCAGCAAACATTGCATTGATGTAATTTTCAGTTTCTTCATCTGACATCCCTTTAAAGTGTTCTCTAACCAATAGGTTTAAAATACTTGGGTGGTCGACTACAACTTTGAAAGATAATTGACCTGTTCTTGTTGTATCTTGATATGTGTAGATTGGTTCGGGTCTACCTAAGAAGGTATTGTCCGTCCATCTTGCCGAGTTTTGTTCACTGATTTTTAAATCGTATGGTGGGAACCACATTACTCTACCTCCATTACTTCCTCTTTCACAATAAGGTAAATCGTTATATGTGAAACCGGGAGTTGTTGATGTTTTCCACGCCAAATTCTCAAGTGAGAACATATATTTTTTTGCATAAAACCCGTCTCCCTGTGGAAATATGTTGGTTGAAAATCCCTTGAATTCCTTTTGACCATTTGACATTGGTGCAATGTTCAAATTCCACGGTGTACTCATAACACTATCATCAAATTTACGGATATTACCCGTTCTCTTCATAGTATCTGAATAGTTAAAGTAAGACCTATCTTTGGTCCATACTCTACAATATTCTATACCAGTGTTTTCTTTTGTGTATTTGTCAACGTATTGAATTGCCGAACCTCTTGACAACATTGTTTCACCTTCTTTGAAGACTCTACTAGTTTGGTCAATAACATTACCAACGTGAGTTCGTGCGGCCATACCGTCATTTGGCATAGAGTTAAGGAGTTCTTGTGTTTTCCCAAGAATCGAATCTTCCCTAAAACCATATTTCGTTGATAGTCCGTCACTATGTTGTGTTGATTCTTGAGCCCACTCCTCATTATATAAACCTAACTTGTTTTTTGAGTTAGTACTAATCCAAGTTAATTTACCTCCGAGTGTTCCACCTTCAGTAATATTTTGTTGTCTTTCAAATAATGACGTTTGAATCGGGTCAAACATCATACCCATATAGTAACTACCTTTTACCATATTGTTATTTGAATCAGACATTGTCATCTTCACATCTTCACTTCTATCGTCTCCAATATATGCACCACCTTTTGGTGCCTCTAACCCTAATAGAGATTTAACTCCTTGAGCAAATTGGTTTATCGAATTGAATAATTTGGATGATTGTTGAGACCTTGCGGTTGTTGTGTAGTTTGGCGCATATTTTGAATATGAGAGGTTATCAAACAATACTTGTTTTTGACCATCGCCCATGTATTCAATCATTAAATCGGAAGGTTTTCTTGAAACCTTTGGTCTTCTTTGGATACCAATCAATGAACCTAATGCGCCTGTAATATCTTGTAGAATTGCCCCACCTTCAGTTTTAGGTGTTGGTCTATTCTCAATTGGGTTTTGTGGGTTTGATAAATAATCACCCGGTATTTCTGACCACGGAAACTCAACACCGGCAACTGTTTGAAGAAAATCAATACCTTTACCTAATAGTGTCTTTGCAACTGTGATTCTATAATTTTTTTCTACTAATGGTTCTCTACCCGTAACAATATTAATTGCCGTTGTCATATTACCATTAATCGCATCGGCTAATCTAACTCTACCGATTGTTGCCGATTTTAGATTTTGTGTAATCCTTGCAAATACAGGTCCATCTTTATTCTCACGTATGTTTAACGCCGCGAATTTCATTAACTGTGATTCATTATCATAGTTACTATTCGACATAATACCAATTAAACTACTAATATCTCCTCTAGTAAAATAGGGATATAAACTCAAATTAGCACTTCTTGGTAATGTATTAATATTTTCTGTTACAAAATAATTTAGTGGTTTAAAAATATTTGCATTTTTAATTGTAACTAAATCATTTACTCGGTTTGTATCGACCGCACCTGGGTCAACGTTGGCCAGATTACTTAGAGTTTGAACACTATAGTTCGATGCCGTAAATGTTTGTGGACCGAATGGGCGTTGTAACGTCTTTCCTATAAGAAAATCCCTGAATGTTGATGTATTACTAAAATCTAAATAACTTGGCATTTATTGTTTTTACTATAAATAGAGATTTACTCATTTTATGCATATGTTTGACTAGTATAATCTCTCGGACTACTACTATTTAAAAATGCGTCAATTGCTTCAGGTCTTCTAACAATGTATCTTGAAAATTCATCCATGATTGGGTCACTCTTAACATTAAGGGTGATTTCTTTAGATTGATTAGTTTGGGACTCAGCAGTCGTTGTTGGTGTATTTGTTGTCGGTGTTGAATTATTCACAGGTACCGATTGTTGCGGTGTACTGACTGGTGTGGCCTTAGCCGGTTCTTGACCGAGAGCCTCTCCCACTTTATTAGCCAATTCATTACTTTTTTTAAGTAAGGTTCCGGGTTCATAACCCGCCATTTCTTTTATTTTTTCTAAAAATGCTCCTCCTTTATTGGCGGCACCAACTCTTGCGGCTGCTGCCATATAATTAACATCTCTGGCAATATTTTCAACCGTCGTTGCTTGTTTTTGAATGATTTCTTCTGGTGATAATTTTTTAAACTCATCCTGATACTGTAAAAGAGTATCAACTTGTTTTTGGGTTAATTTATCTAACGACACCTCACCCGCTTTTCTATCTATACCTAATGCATCTTTGAGTTTATCACTATTAAGTTCAATTGACATTTGACCACCTTTCATTTGTGAAATGTTAGTAAGGAATCTTTGTTGGTCCTCATCTAATTTCAATCCTCTTCCCAATAATGCAGATGCCGCTGTTGACCTTTCAGCCGCAGCAATCGCTCCATTAGCCAATTCCGTGTACGATATCCCAAGTTCACTAGCCATCGCCTTAGCCTTTCTAAGGTTAACACCAGTAATTTCAAAACGTCCTTGTTCTTCATTATACGTTGCTAATGAACCCGCAACACCAATCAAAGCATCTTGTAATCCCTCAACATTATTTGTTGCCATATACATTAACTTCATTGGGTCATTAAAATCACCAATAGCCCCACCAATTGCTTGTAAATTTGCGGCCATATCAATCGCCTTATCTGGGTCCATCACGTCGTCGGCGACTTTAAACGCAGTTTCCATACTCATTCTAAACTCGGTAGATTTTCTAACCATTTCGGATAATCCTTGAATACCATTTTTAAAACCGTATTCATTTATTTTTCCAATATTTGAACCTAACTCTTTTGTGGTTTTACTGGATTGTAAACCCAAACTAAGAGACCTTTGACCTGTTTCTTTAATTTGATTGGCAACATCAGATGCTCCAATACCTATTTTTTCAAATGCGGGATACATTTGGACTAATTCTCCAAGTGTTCCAACATATGCGGTTGCTGCGGCTCCCGCTTCATACCAAGATTGTTTATTTAAAGTGATAAACCTACCACTATCACTAACTAAATCTTTTGCTGCAGTTGCTAAATCCGCAAAACCGATACCCAATCGAGTTAATGGAATATTTGCCTGTGTTAATTCATCTCTAACATCTTCGGAAAACTTTCCAGTTAATCCCGCTTGTTTATTGATAACCCCAAGTAGTTCAGTTTGTTGTGTTAGATATAACGCCGCTTGGTCTCCAATTACTCCAACCGCACCACTTAAAATATCCATTGGACTTTTAAGATTAGTAATAAACCCGAATAACTCTTTTGCTGATGTTGATGCCTTAATCATCTCTTCACCAACCTGAGGCATCTGACCTGTTTGTTCTTGAGTTTCTAGTCCACCAACAATAGCATTTTTTGCCATAGTTATGGGGTTGTATGTGGAGGTTGCAGTGGTTGAACCTGAACCTACCCCATTACTTACTTTATTCCAATGATTAAGAAATTGATTCGTTTCATTTTGAGGCATATTATATGATGACCCCAAATGCATCTCCATCGCATCGGAATACGCCTTAGAATCTTTTGGTGCACTTCCATATTTACCTATAAAAGAAGAAATTTGTGGTTTGGGTCCATTTGCCATGTCTATAAATATTACGCCGACCTATTTTCTAATTCAATTAAATACTCAACATAATACCTTCTAATAAAGACGGGCATAGTAAGTACATCCCCATAAGAGAATCCTCTTTTAACTAAAAATAAAATCTCGTCTAGCTGACCTTTCTTATAATCCGTAGAAAGGACGAAAAAACTCAACCCCGAATCCAATTTCTACTTGGACTATGTCTCCTGACGGGGTGTTTACTTCTTTTTTTAAATCTAGTTTAGGTGAATTTTCTTTCACGTATTTTCTGAAATCCTGAGAATCTTTGATTGGTAATTTTTCAATGAAGTTTCTTGTGTTCATCATATCTTTATTACCGGCAACTGTTTTAATCATCATTTCAAGTTGTTTTGTGATAACAGGTGCAACCCCATTTCCGTTCCAACTGTCTTCTATTTTTCTAATATCATCAATTTGTTTTTGATTTAGAAATTTGAATGTGATATCAATACCAGTTTTTTCCATTCTATATGGATATTCACCGTTAACATCGGGAACCAATGTGAAATCTTTAAATTTAACTTCACTTAAATCAACGATTCTTTCGTATTCTTCTTTTGTTTTTGGGTCGATTAAATTAAATTTATATTCCGAACCAAACGCGGTGTTTCTTAAAAATAATAATACCGCCTGTTTATCGTCATCAACCATTTCAGTAACTTCAAAATCTCTATCAAGAATTTTTCTTTTTAGAAGTTCTTCAGTTACCATATTGGTAGCGATTAAATTTTGTGACGATAGTATGTTTTCGTCAGTTGCAGTTAGGTATGCAACTCTTAGGGATTTCTTACCACTTGGGTAGTAAATTCCCCTTGAAGGTAGTTCAACAACATCATAAGATATCGTTGGGTCAATTCTAAATTCTTCCATATATGTATTTTGTTATAACTATACTATAATACGAAACTTATTATAAAAAGTAAAGGTCTCCCTTTTGAGGAGACCTTCATATCGACAGATTCTATATTTTTTATTTTTATTAGTAAACTTGAATACATCTATCCATACGTAAAGACGCTGTGATAGTTGCAATATCGTCTCTTGAATAATCAAGTTCGTTAAAGTTCAAGTCAGTTAAAAATGTTCCTTGAAGAATCCATTTTTCAACAACAACACCTGTTGGGTCTAACATTTCCAATTCAATGTCTTTCTTATACCCAGCAGCGTATCCCATACGACCTGTAACAGACTCAGCGTGTAGACGGAACCACTCCATCAATGCTTGGGATGCTGAAGGACCTATTGGGTCTTTAAACGTCACTCTTAATTCGTTCCATTCGAATCTACCTGCAACATAAGTTGAAGTGTTTATAAATGGAATCGCAACTGAATTGATTTTCGCACTTGGTCTAGCCGCTGATGATACATACCATTCGTTGATACCCAATGAAGAAGGGAATCTAAGTATGAATCGGTTAACTCTTTTCGGTTCGTAAGGAACCGGCATTTTCATTAATAAATCTGCCATGTCTATGTCTTTGTTTTAATTTTTTTTTGGTTATTCTTCTTACTTATAAATATGCCTATCTTGAAAAAATAAAAAATTTCACCGTTGGACTTTTTTATTTGATTTTTTTTTCGTATTTTTTCCCTATACTAGTATAAATACTGGAACTGGATTTAAAGATTAAATAAATAAATCTAGAAATATAATACTAGAACTAGTATACTAGCTATAATACTGGGTAATTTATAATAATTTTATTTTTATATTTTTTAGTTCCATGTGAAACATATAAATGGGAGAAGTTTCCCTCTCCCACTATTTTTTCATTAAATATTATCAAATGATGCTCCAGTTGGGGTTATTATGAACTCAACATCAATGAATTCAAGTGAACGAGTTGGTTTTACATAGATTTTACCTCTAAGTGTGTTTGAATCAATGTCCTCAGGGTCATTTGAAACAGTAACACGGAACTCATATAAACCTCTTTCTCTCTTAATTGATTCAAGAATTGGGTTTACTAATCTCAAGAATTCATTACGAACTTGTTCGTCATTTTGTTCAAACAATAGTCTTATTGCAACTGCTGAAATAAGTTTTCTTGCTCTTAACAATAATCTTCTTACGTTAATTCTATCCAATGCAGATTCTCTAACTTGTAGGGTTTTGTTACCCCAAATAATTGTACCAGTATCTGAGAAGGTTGCAATTGGGTTAATTCTCGCTTTGTATAGGTCATCTCTTTCGTCAAGGGTTAATTTCTTAACCGCTTTGATTGATTTTACCAATCCTCTTGAGTAACCCGCTACCGCGAACCATGGGAAAGACACATTATCAGTCAATGCAATATTTCTAACAACTTCACCTGTTGGTGGAATATATAGTTGAGTTGCATTATCTTGGTCTCTAACCTGAATCCATGGCCAATAGGTTGCTGAATAGTTAGTATCCAATGCGACACCGTCCAATGCGTCAATTACTTCTTCTGCAGTTTGGAAATTAGGTGATGAAATGATATAAAGTGAATCCGCTCTATCGTTCTCCATAATATCAATCGCCTGTGTGGTTAATGAACTATGGTCGTAGAAGTTAATCCCCGGAGTTGCGAAGATGTTAATGTCTACCGCTTCAGGGTTTGCGAATGTGTTAATACCTTGTAGGTATGAGTAGTAATCAGAGTTTCCAACTGTTGTACTGAACACACCACCATTAGTTGTGTGACCACTTACATAAGTAGGTTTACCGAAGATATATCCATCTCCAAGAGTTTTAGTTTGACGATAGATATCCCAACCATCGAAACCACCACCAACTGCAAATGTGAATTTACGGTATGCTGATGTAACTAATAAGTTGTCAACACCTGATTGACCTTCTAAATCGTAAGGAGTAGTTGTAAAAGTTGTTCCTGTGATAGTAGATGCGTTTACAGATAAGTGGAAACCATTAGTTGCTCCCGCAGCTGATGCTCCTTTATATTTAAATAAATCTTTATCAAATCCAACTTGAGTTGAAAGACCTAAAGTTACTTTTCTAACTTTATCTCCCGCTGATTGAATTTCAGAACCGTCAAAGTTAAATCCTGTTACGTCACCCGCAGTATAGTATTCTGTTTTATACATAAGTGAACCCAAGGTTGAACCTGAGAAATTTGTATTTGATACGAATCCTTTAAAACCTGCTGGGAATGCGTCAACCGGATGGTTTTCAGACATATTCAACATAATATATTTTGAACGTAACTCATATTCTCCATCTGAAGTACCTACTTTCTTAGCCACATAACCTGGAAGGTCAGGGTTCATTGAACATCTTGTGAACTTCTCAAGAGCAACTAAGTTATCGTCAGTATCATTAAAATCACGAACGATTAAATCAAATTCACCTGTTTCAAGGTTTATATTGATAACCGACATTTTAATTTGTGCGTTTGCAGCATCTCCATCAGAAATTGTAATAACTTCGAATAGGTCAGAAACTTCACCACCTCGTACTTCAGATACAACTGTTGGAGACATTGGGGTATCCCATTCTCTAACAAAGTTTGTTCCTTCAGAAACATATACTTCAGTTAAACTTAAACCTCTTACTAATCCTTGTTCATATGCCTTTTTCAAATAATTCGGATATGTTTCGTAAACATACACCGGAATATCAGATTTAGGTTTGTCGAATACATCCGTACCCAACACCTTAGTTACATACTTAGATGATGTAGAGTCCAAAGAACAAGTGAATGTTTTTGCACCACTCGTAGAACCCGTTACATTAAGTGTAAATTCTGCGAAAGGATTTGTTGCCAACTCAGAACTTGAAATGTTAAAACTTGTGTTACCTGTAACTTCAAGTAATAATGTTTGTCCCGAATAAGAACCTCTAGAACGGAATGCAACTACGACTTTATTATCATTAGTTACTGTTGCCGAATATTGATATCTTGTTACTGTGAATAAATTAGTAGTACCATTCCAAACAAATAGGTAAGAGTAAACAACTCCCGACCCATCATTGAATGTGTTGTACCAATTTTTATTCCAATTTGAATCTGCGTTTAGGTCACCTGTAAATGGTGAAATCATTTCTTTAGTTGGGTCCTGAGCCGCAACGTCTGCTGCGTCCGCCTCACCGATAACGAACCATGTTCCAGTATTACCTGTGAAACCACTAAATTCTGTGTAGATATAATCTGTAATGGATGTACCATCGTATGCGGTTTTACCTGAAAGTTCACCGTAAAATGTACTTCCCGTAAAAGTCGCTAATGGAGTAGGGTCCATAGTAACACCTGTGGTACTACCTGTAATGGAACCAACAACAAAACCACCCAAGGTTTTAATTGCGAAAGTTTTCACTGGTTTATATCCTGTTAATCCTAGGATTCTTGTTACGAATAACTGATTTGATTCTTCAAGGTATGCTTTAGCAACATAAGGTAACTCATATTTTGGGTTACCGGCCCCGTCTTTTGCTGGTGATGAACCTCCAAAGTACAATTTAAATTCGTCATAATCTTTTACTAAGATAGGTTCAAAAGCAGGCCCCTTTAAGGTTTCACCTACCAAACCTAATGTAGTTACACCTACACTCTGTGCGACGAATGTTAAATCTTTTTCCGATGTATAAACACCTGGAGATACAAAAACTCTATTTGAATTTGCCATTTTTAATAGTTTGGTTAATTTAATTTATTACTTATTCTATAAATATCTTTGTTTTTAGCAAAGATTTCGAGACTTTTCCATTTAAGGATAATAAAAAATCCTTTTTTATCATTATTTATCTTTATGACAAAAGAATCATTAAAAAACATCAAAATCAGTGAGAAACATCACGAGATGTTAAAGGAATATTGCGATAAGAATGGATTAAAAATTTACAAAGTCGTTCAAAAATGGATTGATGAGACGTGTAAAATAAAAAAGAAGGACATTTACGGGGATTAACTTAGGTATACAACACCAATTTTTGACCCGACAGCCGGAGACTCGAGTAGTTTAACTGTGTAGTTACCTGATACCTCAAAACCCACACCTTCATCTTCAACAAGACCGTTAATATCAAAACTGATAACACTATCTATTGGACTTAAAGTTGTAAACTCCATTGTTGAACCGTCATATGTAAAATTCTCATATGAAACCTGTAATGGTTTACCGAAAGTATCGATGAAAGTATCATTTCTACCTTTAAAATAAGTAATTGTAATAACATCACCCTCATCTGGTGCGGATGTAAATGTTATTTTTGATGTTCCTGCAATGTGATAATAGTCGATATCCCTAACTTGTACAAGACCATTAATCGCCACTGTAAATAAAACATTAATACTTTCACCAACACTAAAGACAGTTTGCATTCCATCAGCAGTAAATGTTGCGATTGTTATCTCAATAGTTTTATTAATATATTTCTTTGCGTAATTGTTACTAGAAATGAATTCATTTAATAAGAACATTCTACTAATTGCGGGTTTAACTTCAAATTCTTCATCGTCAATTAGAAACCCTAACATTGTAAAGGTGTAATTTTGAATATAAAATCTTCTACCATCCAAAGTATCCATCGGGGTATTATCTTCAATCCTATCCAATATAATCGGTATGTAGTGACCTTTTACACTCGTATACGATTGACGAGATGAGAATTTTTGTAAAACAATCCTATTAAATTTATTAATGTCCCTAACTTTCGTACAAACAATTGTCACTTCAAAAGTTATATCAATTGCAACTGGTTGTGGTATTTTATAAACATCGGCACCCATTTGGGTTCCATTCCACGTTGGAACGGATGCATAAAAGAAGTCTCTTCTATCGGGAATAGTTCTTTGAACAACAGGATTTGTACCCGGTTGAACATCAGGTCGTCTAATAACCGCCATAAATGGTAACTTCATATTACCATCCTCATCGGCAAATGTCCAATTATTGGTCATCTCACCCCACCTTTGAATTGTTAAAATTCTCGGAATGATTGGAATTTGGTTACCGTCAGATATGATTTTAAAATTTTCCTTTACAAAATCGAGCATACCTAAGTCAAGGTCTTCGTGAAGGATTGAATCGGGAAGGAAAGTATCGGATTTGGTAATCCTTTCTAATAATTCTTTTCTTCTTCCAATAACATCAGGTCCGTCAACGTTTTGTTTGACCCCGTATACTTTAATATCGTTTTTTCTTTTAGGTACTCCCATATTTAAATTCCACGAAATTCTGATTCTTGTGCCGGAACACATAGAATTGTTCTATAATATGGTTTGAAACCAAACATATTATGTTTATTGTCTGAGGTTACTTTACCATCATTAGTTACAGTATAATATCTGATTCTTTCTTCAGACTCAGGATATCCTATAAAATCACCATATCTAATATCTATATCAAGTTCCTCTAAATGTTTTATGAAAACTGAAATATTCATATTACCGGGTTCCAAATATCTACCCAACCCACCTTTATATGTGGTATTTTTAGGTTCTTCAATTTTTACCAACGCATTGAATTCAACGGGGGGTAAAAATTTGATTTGGTCTTTACCAACTTCCGCATAAACTTCATCAGTATCCGTCCTTTGTCTGTCAACACGAAATATAACTAATTTCATGTTCAAATCACCATGCAAATACTCTTGACCCATTTGAATATTCAAATCAAAATCGGTCTCCGAGAAAAATTTACTGAGTCTGGTTATTGGTAACTTATGTTTCATACACAATAAATAGTTCCATTATTCATTCTATTTTCTTATATTTAGATTATATGCAGAATAAAATACCCGAGATAGAGGCGAGGGATATATTATTAAGTTACGAAGGGTTCAATAATCAACTATTGGATTGGAAAGATAAGTTTTCAAGAATTAAAAACTTTCAATTAACTCGACCTCAAGCAGAGTACGTCTTAAAATATCATGAGACGGTACCTCGTGTTGCTAAAAAATACCTAAGTATTTCGAAGAACTTTGCAAATACGATAATGGAAAGTAAACATTTAACATATGTACCTGAAAAGGTATGGTGTGAAAAGTTATTATGTGAAAGTGATAAGGCATACCACATTTGGGGTAAGGTAGTTGATACCGAAAAAAACTATTCGTTGTGGTTACCCAAATCATCAATCATTCAAGAAGAAAAGAAATTAAATAGAGAAGTTGATTATAGTCCTTATTCACACAGGGCACCGATGGAACACCAAAAAGTTGCAATTGAAAAACTATTAGCCAATAACCATTACATTTTGGCGGATGATATGGGACTGGGTAAAACAACATCGGCAATCATAGCATCTTTAGAAGCGAAAGCAAAGAAAGTTTTAATCATTTGTCCTGCATCATTGAAAATCAATTGGGAACGTGAGATTGGTAATTATTCCGATAAAAAGGTATTAATTGTTGAAGGTCGTAAGTGGGGGTCAACGTTTGACTTTTATATTATCAACTATGACATCATTAAGAACTACCACACGACCGAAAAGTTAGAAGACAACGATTCATACCAATTGATAGTTAAAGAGGGATTTGACCTCGTTATAATCGATGAGGCACACTATGTTTCGAACCCAACGGCACAGAGAACAAAATTAATCAACGATATTGCCAAACAAATACCTAAAGTTTGGTTATTAACTGGTACCCCGATGACATCGAGACCAATTAATTATTATAATCTTTTAAAATTAGTTAATTCACCAATCGCATTGAATTGGCAGAGTTTTGTTAGAAGATATTGTGCTGGATACCAATTTAATGTTGGTGGTAAAAAAATATGGAACACTAGTGGTGCAAGTAATCTTGATGAATTGAGGGACATGACTAAAAACATTGTTCTTAGAAGAATGAAAACGGATATCCTCGATTTACCTGAAAAAATTATTACACCTGTTTTCTTAGATTTAAAAAGTACATTCTACGATGAAGAGTTGGAAGACTTTATGAGAATCTCTAAGGACAATCAAAAGAAAGAGTCGATAACTGTTACCCTTAATCGTTTGATGAAAATCAGACAGGTCATCGCATATGAGAAAGTTCCGTATACCTGTGAATTGATTGATAAATTTATTGAACAAGGTAAAAAAGTGATTGTCTTTACAAACTTCACAATGAGTCTCGATATGATTCATGAGAAATATAAGAAGAACTCTGTTACCCTTGATGGTAGAATGTCAAAAGAAAAAAGACAAGATAGTGTTGACCGTTTTCAAAATGATGATAAAATTAAAATATTCATTTCTAACATTAAAGCCGGTGGTGTGGGTATCACATTAACTGCTGCGGAAACTGTTATTATGAATGACTTATCATTTGTCCCGGCTGACCACTCACAAGCGGAAGATAGGGCGTATAGATATGGGCAAAAAAATAGTGTCCTCGTTTACTATCCTGTATTTGAGAACACTATTGAAAGAATTGTATATAATATCTTACAAAAGAAGAAAGGTATTATCGACCAAGTTATGGGTGATGGTGAATACTCAGAGAGTTTTGCGCAATCATTACTTATGGAACTTCTCTAAGTCTTTAAGTGAATTTTCTCTATTTGTACCCGTTTCTATTTTGTTAATGATTTCCTTCCACACATCAATGATAGGTTGGTCATCATACGTTTTGTCGTCGGTGGGTAATTTTAGACTCACGGATTTCATATTTTCATCGTATGTTGCTGACGTAGTGTCATCGACATCCATTAAGAATTGTAATCCATGTTTAGTACAGTACATGAAGAAATCGTAAAAAATCTTCGATTTAAAAATTTGGCTAATTGGTTCTTCCATTATAATTGATTTTGGGTCGAATGAATATGTGTCTCCACTGTTTAAATGTTTTTGTTCAGTAAATAAATTTGGGTCCATTTTAAAAAATAACATCCTTGTTGGATTTACTGTAATTTCACTTGGGGTATAATGAATGTTCATTTCCGCTATTGTTAAGTAGTCAATACCCATTTGGTTGTAGAACTTTGTATTGATTGGATTGTAAATTGTGTTCCCACCATATACTTTAACGGATTTTACTTGATATTTTTTTACCGCACTTTCATTATCTTTTTCAGTGGTGTATAAATCAACACCGTTGAAATCGTCTTTATTACCCTTAATGGTGGAACTTCGGTATACATTATATTTTATTAGTTTTGACTTAAACAAATATTCAACACACAACTCAGCAAATGTACCAGCACTCATTGTACTTATCGCCTTGTCGATTAATATCGATAAGAAATCATTGTCAGTTAAATTATTTTGGTCTTTGAATATCTTATCCCCATAATAATTCAACCAAAAGAAATACTTCTCTAATTCACTGAATGCGTATTCTACTGTTGTGTTTGTTTTATCAAATTTAATTAAATCTATCTGTCTTCCATCCAACTCATCAATACCTTTGGCAATAAAGTCATTTGATAGTTGTTGGTTCAGATATTGTGAAATATACTCATTACAACTTGGGTGAGTATTAAATTGATTAATCCTCGACCAACTTCCAAAAGGTGTCAAAACACCGGTCATCCCGTTTTGGTCACAAGTACCGTATTGATTAAATTTGGTATAATATTTTACATAGATATTTGCCCAATTATTAATCAAATACTTCTTAGATTCTTTATAATGACCACTTCCGGTACATATTTTCTTTAAAAGGTAAACGAATTTACCGTCCTTATATTTAATATTACTTCGTACTTTCAAAACATTTCAATTAATAACTCAAATATACGAATATTTATAAAGAAAACAAAATATGTCAGCTACAATTATTACAAATCCTGAAAAACAGAAGTTATACACCCAAGTATTCCATTTATTAGGTTTACCTGTTAGAGGTATTGAACTTACTGAAGAACAAATGGATACGTTTTTAGAGTTATCACTTTCTGAATATGAACAATACGTTAATGATTGGTTAATTGAGTCACAATGGTCATCATTGATTGGTGTTGATGTTGATACCCAATCACTGACTCGTGCATTCACAACTAGAAGTTTGGACTATGAGACACAATTCTCACATGCATATTCTAAAATTGTTGGTTTACAAACAGGTGGAAACTCTGAACTTAAAAAGGATTTTATCACATTAAGTGCAAATACTCAAACATATGTAATTCCAGCGGGTAGAGAAATCAATGAACTTTTATGGTTCACGAGAGCCGAATTAACTGACTCAATCGTTGACCCATTTTTAGGTGGATTCGGAGGTCTTGGTGGTGTTGCCTTTGGTGGTGTGGGTGGATTTGCACAACAAGGTTCATCAGGTTCATATTTCATGATGCCAGCGTTTGACCTTTTATTGAGAATGGGAGATAGAAATTTAAAAAACCGTTTAATTGGTGGAGAATTAACATATAGAATTACCGCAGGTCCAAATAGTACTAAAATTGTACATTTATCTAACGTACCCGGTGGTAGATTTGATTTCGGTTCAATTCAAAATAACCGTAATAGAGTTTGGTATTGGTATTATGATACTATGGATAGAGACACGTGTTTAGATAAAAATAAAGACATAATTAAACTTCCATCTGATGTTGATACTGAGGAATTAACATGGGATATGTTAAATAAACCAGCCCAAAACTGGGTTAGAAAATACCTTATCGCATATTCTAAAGAAGGATTAGGTAGGATATGGGGTAAATTCTCAGGAGACCTACAAGTTCCTGACAGTCAAATTAAATTAGACTACACTTCGTTATTAACTGAAGGTAAAGATGAGAAACTTAAATTAACTGAAGAATTAATGTTGAGATTGGAAAGACTTCGTCCTGACAAGATGATGGAAAGGAAAGGGAATGAGGCTGAAAACCTTAACAAGGCTCTGAAATACAGACCCTTCCAATCACCATATAATGTAATTTAATTAAATATCAATCGCATGGTACGCATAATCAATACCATTCGTTTCAATAATTTCATCTTCATTACTTTTAATACTTGCGGCTTGTAACTTTACAACTTTTCTGTTGTGCTCAACCCAATATTGGTCAACCAATTCGAGACTACTATCTACGTACATAAAGAATGGGTCACGTTGTACTCTATTCCAAAATATAACCTCACCATCTGATAGTGTCATAACTTCTTCGAACTTATCTTGTCCGTCTTCTTTTAATGGAAATCCACTAACAAGTTCACATTGAGTTTGTGTAAAGTATTGTCTATCGTTCGGATTTTCAATTAAGATGTCTTCTCTGATTGAAGGGTTAAATGCGACCAATAAAGGTTCCACTCGTTTATTAAAATTGGTTAGGTAACGAGCAATGTTATATTCACCGGTCAAGTCGGGATTATCCACAATGTCTTTTTCGGGAATCATATAACAATTGATTTGAATGTAATTGTCAGGAATTGTTGTTCCGTGTTTTTCCAAATAATCCTCCTGTTGTTTCTTAGTCGCCTTAGTAACTCGTTGGACATCCCCATCTGATTTCTTAAATCCGTTATTAATGTAATAAATGGTTTCTCCAAGACCCGCAGAATAATCACTTTGAAGTATTAACTCCATATGGGCCTGACGAGACATAAGTGACCCCGATTTGGTTGTTTTTTGAATGTGTTTTTTATAATCGGCAAGACTTTGTTTTACACGAGCTTTATTTGCAATTTTAGCCAAAGGAATTTCCTGATTATAAATCATTCCAACGTATTTGTAATAAAGTTCAATAAATAACAATCCATTACCTTCTAAAAGATATTTTAAACCCTCATCTAAAAAATCAACAACATATTGTGATAACTTTTTAGATTTAATGGTGTTACCCGTTAATTTAATTACCTCTTTACCTTTCTTATTCAATTTGATGATGTAGTTCTTTCTCGATACGTTAACACACGCAGGTGCAACGTAATCAATGTCAAGACCCATTTCATTTCTCATAAAGATATCGTTGAATTCGGCGGTGTCCGCCTCGATACCAATATATTCTTTACCTCCCACAACCAATTCGTTTAATCCTTTACCTACGTAAATGGTGTCGTTGATATTCTCGGGTGTTTCAAAGTTTACACCGTCTGTATCCATTACAAGTGGTTTATATCCCTTCTTCATAAAGAACATAATCATCATACGAAGACATTGTCTACCCACACATGTGATTGTCTCACCCATATTCATATCTCCCCATGGAAATACGTGTGGTGCGGATAATGAACCAAAATATGCGTTAATAAAAATCTTAATTGGTAATTGTTTACGGTCGTACATCTCAGATGCAACGGGGTCACTCGATTTTAAATCACCGGCAAGGTGTTTATATTTTATACGAATGTTACGGAAATACTTTAACATCGATTTCTGTACACCCATAACATCGCAATCAGGGAATACATCATACACTAATTGAATTGAAGGGTAGAGTGAAGAGTAGTCAAACTTAACGATGTTTTTAGCGTAACCCACGTTCAATAACCTCGATAAACCTCCCGTGATTGGTCGTCTTTCATCTTTTGCGGGAATTGCCAAATTATTTTCATATGACCACGCTAACATGATAATTTTCCATAATGTTGCGGTACCCATCGTTGCGATTCTCTCATATGTTGTGGGTACGACTTTAGAAAGTAGAAACGTAGATTGACTAAATGAATCATCAACAACCATTGTTTCATACAAGTCATCGTCAAGGTATTGTTCAATAACTTTTCTACCCGTCCATATTTCAAACTTACCAGGATATCTTTCTAATAAACCATCGGTTCCCGATTCACCAATTTGTTTGTAACCACCTGTTTTTGGGTTAACATAATAACTTTCATTATCTAAATAAATTTTAGATATTTTGGCACCATCAACGTAGATACGATTTTCCTTTTCCTTTTCCAAATACTTGGTGATATACTTCAAACCCCAAGATTTGATTTCACTGTTAATTGCCTGTGCTCTACGAACAGAGTGTGCAATATCAATTATATTAAATCCCCAAATAACATGTTGGATGTAGTCTTCTTGTTCATTGGCAAGTTTCAACATGCCCTTTTTTTCTTTAATACCTTGTTTTGTAAAGATTTGAGTTAAACTACTGACATCAACACCCAAGATTTCCGCTCGTTTTAAAATAAATGGCCAGTCAAAGAATGCGGAGTTATAACCACTAATGATTGTTGGTTTTAATTCTTTAATAATATTGAAGAATCTCTCTATACATTTTTTTTCACCGTCATCCCCAAATGCAGATATTGTTTCGTTTGTACCACGATTATCCTTAACCCCAATCAAAATGATGTTACACGTTTCGGGGTCTAAACCTGTGGTTTCAATATCAAATACAAAACGATGAACACCACTATATTCTTCAATACCTTTAAATAATCTTTTTTTCTTTTGAATTAGGTATTGTTCTGAGGGATTTAAAATGGTAAATAACTGTTTTGTTTTTTCACCCCATGGGTCAATACCACCTTGTTTAAAGAAGTTGATTAACTCGGTGTATCCTTTCATACACTTAACCAAGTGAGTCATACCAAGTTCAAGACGCTCATTACCATGGGTCTCCAATTTTTCAATCAAAATACCGTATTCCCCCATTTTTTTCTTTTGGAGTGCCTTACTGTTTTGATAGAAATTGAATCCCGTTAGGTCTCCGACCCAAAGAAAGGGGACGATTGTGTCCTCTTTAATGACTTTACCCTTTTCAGGGTCTTGAATGATTTTGTAGATTTTGTTGGTTCTGTAGTCATACTCAACCCCTACTATGAATTCTTCGGGGTCCCAACCATTTAAGAAACCCTCGATGGTTTCTTGAGAAATTACTTCTGCCATATTTGTATATTTTTTAGTTGACCTATTATCTTATGACGGAATTGTCATAGTTTGTCTTAGGGCCAAATATACAAAAATATATTGATAAATTAAAAAATAGTAATAAATAATTTTTCTTTTACGGGTAAAATTAACTTTGTCGTTGGATTTAGGTTTGTATCCAAAAATTGAATTGTAACCTTACCTTCATATTTTCCCGATTTAGATGTTTGGGTTTCTGTAAATCTGTGAACGATGTAATATTCGTCTGTGGTCTGATTGTATTTTTTGTCCCTTGTGGTAATTTGACAATCGGAATTTAAAATTTCAGGTTCACCCGTAATAACATCGTACATATCGAAAGTGATATCGCACAACTCCAAAGAATCATTAAAGGATGATTTATCATTTTTACCATCATCAATCATTCTTAACTTTAATATAGGTTCGGATGACCCTTGTCTAATAAAAAATTCCATTACTTAATTGTTAAAATAAATTCGTTACCTGATTTGAATGGTGCATTATCTTCATTTTTTAATTCATTTGACTTACAGTAAAATTCTTCTTTTACTATTTCAAATGGAAATTCCATTTCATTTTTAATAACACCTTTAATGTGTTCAACCGTTAACTCCTCGTTAGTATTAAAGGTCTTTTGAAAACTTTTAATTTTTTGTTTGTTTTTGATGACTTTAACATCAATATCTAATATTTTCATAATCTATTTTTTTAATTTTTAGTCATTTGTGTAAATCCAATCATTGGTAGATTCTTCACTACTATAGTCTTGAGTTGTTACTGATGTAATAGTATTTTCACTAACTAAATAAGTTTCGACCGTGTTATCTCCATCATAGTTCATAACAACAAATCTGTCTCTAACACCATACAAATTACTCCAACCATTAGTCCAACTTGTTACTTCACTGTTTAATAGTGTTCCAGAAAAATCATATAATCTTATTATAGTTGGACCACCAATAGTTTCATTATATACAAACATAAATTTACTCTCACCAATTCGAATGTCAAAACTATTATACTCAGGGAAAATAAACTCACTAGTTATTCCGGTTGATGATAATACCCTAAAACCTAACTGGTCGAAAGTATATAAAAGCATCGCACCATAATACCTATTTGTGCCTGAGGAATATTGATTTGTGGTATTTGTATCGGCATAATAACCCGTTTGAGTAAATCCGGTACTACCACTATATACGTAATACCCAATATCACCTTCTGTTCTGATTGAAAGATAACCGGTCTCACCAAAAGAATTCATATTTGTTGCGAAGTTTGAAACTAAACCATAATCGTTTATTTCGTCAATTACAACACCTAATTCATTAATATATTTGTAAGTTACGTTGTTATTGTCGTTTGTCAAAATTTGTACAACAGTTCTATTACCCAATGAATGCCAATTCAAATTAGTAACACCAGAAATATTAACATTCATACTTTCAATACGAGTACTACCCGACATAATGGTTAACATAGACGCAACACCATCACCATTTACACACGGTGTTCTATAAATGTCACTTAATTGACCATATGGATTAATTGTTTTTGATTCGTCGTTTGCGAATGTATATGTACTAAACGATGTTTGATTATTGAACATATACATAATGTCACAGTATGTAACTTGTGTACCATAATTAGTCCAATTATATGCATCATAAAAAGTTATTACAACACCACCATTAGTTCCTTCATTATCAGGCCAAAAATTACCATCTCCATCTAAACTGTTTTGTTCATATTCCGTACCTCTAGCGTGTGATGTTTCAATTAAGTTCGATGTGTTACCATTATAACTTATAATTTTATATGGTGTGTTTACATTATTATTATCATAGAACACTACGGTATATTTGTTTGTTCCGTGAAATTGTTCATTATAATTGGTATATGTGGCACCACTTAGTGAAACTGTCTCTAAAATGGTTCCACTTGTGTCATATATTTCAAAATTTGTGTATGCGTTTGAGGTACCTTGAGTTTCAGTTAAAACAACAATAAAGTCAGACGATGGCGTTATTTTATGTCTAATGTATGTTCCATCGGTCCAAGTTTTAAATAAAGTTGTTGTACCATCAGTTGGATTAACTATGTGTGATGTACCTGGTCCATTGTATGTCCACCCACTTGAAGGCGGAACTTCCCATTTTTCGATAATCATTGTACCATCAGACGTGGTTGCATCATAATTCCAGTCAATATCAACAGTATAAAATATTGGGTCCCAAGTGTATGTAAATACCGATACACCATCTGAGTAAGTCAACACACCATTATTCACATCTTCAAACGCGACCCACTTACCGTCAAAATCATCTCTACTTGAACTATTAGTTGTACCACTATATCTTCCTATTTCTTCGTGAGTGGCATTTGTGAATATTACTAATCTATCATTACTATTGTTAACACCTATGTAATAGTACATATAACCTGAATTGTCTAATACATATATATTATTATTATTCCATACACCAACATCAACACCTAAGTCAATAATTTCTGCGGTAAAATCATTAAAATTCAAAAACGCAGCTCCATAGTTGTCAGAATTAACCATTCTATTTTGATAAACAAACGATTGGACAGAGGCATCTGGTTCAGGTATGTTTAACGTGTATGTGTAATCATACTCAGCAAAGTAAAGATTATAGTTACCATACGGGTGTGTGGTGATGTTATTGAAAGGGATTACCTTAGTTCCGAGGTTTTGAGTTGTACCTGATGTTGCACCTGTATATGGTACAAACGTTACTGTTGCCGTTTTACCACTCAGGTGTGTGCTCGTTATTCTTGCTCCTACTGCCATAGTTTGTTATTTTTGTGTTTATTATAAATACTTTATCTTGTTGTATCTTTTCTTTTTTATTGTTTTTTATTTTTAACTTAATCCGTATTTTGATTTGTCCGTATTGTAGTTACCTAAAACCTCGGATGATGTCAATGATTTATTATACATTCTAACTATACCAATTTTACCATCAAACCATTGTTCATATTCACCATTATTATATGAACCTATGTATAAATTCGTGGTGGTGTTTAAAATACTTGATAAATTATGACTTATACTACCTATACTTGTTCCATTTACAAATGTTTCAAATGTGTTAGCCGCAATATTGGTGAATACATAAACTATTTGATACCAAGTGCCGGGTGTTACACTATAACTTGTACTATCTTGAAATAATGTAGTTCCAGAACCTGAACCTGAACCATATTGTGCATAAACTGATGAACCTAAAGTTCGAATACTATAACCTACGTTTTGTGTGAGACCACCAGCATTAAACTTACCAAGTACAACGTCATTACCTGCAACTGATTGATTAACCCAAACTTCGATTGTCCAATCACCAGTTTGTGGTTCTAACCCTATACTATCGGGAACTGAAATTTGTGAAGAGGTTCCATTAAATGTAAGGTATGGTGATGTAAATGTTATATTTGACATTGTTCCTGTTCTACCCTGACCAGTCAAATCGTTAATTGTTGTTCCGGTACCTGGATATGACACTGTTGTAGATGGGTCGTAATGTAAAACTAATCCACTCGTTTCAACACAAGTAATCGTTACCGACTTCGCAATAATATTTGAAGGGTTTTCGGTTTCTCTTACTGCCACCCAATATGTTCCACTTGAACCTATGGTTATAACACCAACACTTCCACTAACTATAGAACCCCAAAAAGTTGCGTTAAGTGCACTATTTTCGGTGGTATGTATTCCTCCGGTATATTGGTAATTATTTGATGCCGAACCAACAAGGTTACTTATTCTAATTGAACCGTCATTCTGACAAATACCTGAAATTGTAAAACCTAATGGTGTTGATGTTGGTGTTGGAGTTGGTGTACTCGTTGAAGTTGGAGTTTCCGTAGATGTGGGTGTACTCGTTGCCGTTGGAGTCGGTGTTGAGGTCTCCGTCGGTGTCACCGTTGGTGTTGGTGTAGGGGTTGGTTCACAATCAACAAGTACAGATTTCGCAATAATATTTGACTGATTATTTCTATCTCTTAATGCAATCCAATATGTTCTTGTGGTATTAAAATATGGGACACCTGAACTAACATAACCACTTGGATTTGAAATTTGAATCCATCCTAAATCGTTTAATGCCTCTGCTTCGGTATCATATAAACCAGTTCCTCTATCATATACACCTGAACCACCGATATGGTTATTTGTATAAACCGCACCACCGTTAGTACAATCAGATGATATTGTAAAATCTAAAGGACTTTCTGTTGGTGTGGGAGTGGGAGTTTCAGTTGGTGTTTCCGTACTCGTTGGAGTAGGTGTTGGTGTTGGGGTTGGTAAAACACATAATACGTCTGTACAATCCGTTACCAAAGTAGCGACATCTAAATCATAATCATAAGAAGGTCCATTATCATTCCCAACAATTGTGTAACAAGTATTGGTGTCAACATTAAAAATATTACCACTTAACGATGGATTGGTACTTCTACCATATTTGTTATCACCTAAATTACAATTTAATAAATAATAATAGTAGTAAGTTACCGTTGGTGTACTCGTTGGTGTTGGGGTTGAACAAATCCAAGTGGTAACAGAACTATTATAGTTTTGTAAAACATCTGAATATGAAATTGCACCATCCCATATTTCTAATCTACCAAATTTCAATGCGGAATAACCACCATCACCTAAGTTTGTAGTATCTGATGCGCCTATTGCGTAATATAAACCATTACCACTATCATAAGGTACCTGTCTTGTAACATTTACAGAACCAGCACTTTGACCATTCACATATGCGGTCAAAGTTGTATTGTTGTATATAAACCCAATATAATACCAATTATTAAGAGGTGTTGATATTGATGATGTTATTGTACTACCATATGGCCAAACACTAAACTTCAATGTTCCACTAACTAATTCAATTTGTGAATCGTGCCAACCAAAGTTTAAACCACCGCCACCTTGTTCACTCAATATCACTCCATTATCTGTTAAATAAACCCAAAGGAATAAAGACGTGTCTGTAGAATCATAAAATGATGCAATTGAAGTGTCGGTTATAACGTACTGGTCAGTACCATTCAATACTATTGATGATGTACATCCATCATTTTGATATGATGGTGAACCAAATATACTTGCAGTTGTATTACCCAAAATGTCCGTAACCGTTGTTCCACTTCCTGAATATGAAGATAAACTGTTTATGTTAAGGTCAACAATTTTATTATATGGTACTATTGTTTCCGTAGGAGTTGGTGTTGGTGTTTCCGTAGGGGTTAGTGTTGGTGTTTCCGTGGGGGTTGGTGTCACCGTTGGTGTTGGTGTTGGAGTTATTGGACAAACCCCACAATCAGTTCTATATGTTGCGATATTACTACCATCCATATTAACGGTTTTATAAAAACCATTATGAACAATAGTTCCCCATCCATTTAAATTAAATCCATCTCCATTTGTTACAAAAATATTTGAATCACAGAACGTTGGACCGTCTCCCGTTACGTAAAATCTTGGACATTCCCATTCAGGACAATTACAAGTCCCCTCAATATCACTCTCACCTAATTTTATTTCACCATAGAATGAATTACCCGGTTTCAATACATTGTATTCAATATCATTATTTGGTATTAATGTGTATGTTGAGTCATTGTTTGGTATAATTGAGTAGAGTGTATCATTGTCAGGTAATGTAACATAGGTTACGTCGTTATTTGGAATAAACGTTGATGAGAAATCACCTGAAGGAATTAAGGTATATGTTAAATCACTATTTGGTATTAATGAATAGATAAAATCTCCATTCGGAATAATATTATAAATAAAATCATTTTCGGGTATATAAGGAGTTACTGTTGGTGTTGGTGTAGGGGTTGGTGTTATCTCCGAAAAAATTAATGCTAATGAAACGTTATCGTTAAATTGTTCGGTACTATCAGTATTAATCACCAATGGGGTGTACTCAAAGAATGTTTTATTCAAATCACCGAAATTTTCAGGTAATGTTTGAGTGTATTGACCTATAAAATCACCAGCATATATTGTAATAGAAATAGGTATTTCTAAAATACTTTCGTCGTTTAATTTTAAAGTGTTAGTGGTTGTTAAAGTAATATCATTGGTAATTACCCTATCGATAGTTGCATCGTAATGACAAACAATTGAACCACTACTGATTGTTCCACTAAATGTTAACACAATGGGTCCAACCGTTGGTGTAGGTGTAATAGTTGGGGTTGGTGTGGTACTTAACGTAGGTGTTGGTGTAGAAGTCGGTGTGGGGGTTGGGGATAAATAACCCAATCCCATTACCTCATCAGGACAATCCCCAACACATTCAATAATATTATAATATGGTTTAACGTCAACCAAATAATGGTGTCTAACGTGAACAAAATCAAGAGGTTCTTCATAGTATTGTACTCTCTTAAAGTTAAAACATGAAATACCCATATTGTGGATTCCACCTGAATATTCAGTTCCGGCACCCCACGATTGAATGAAAGGTTGAGCACCCCTTTTTGAAGGAATCACCTCCTCCCAATTTCTTATTTTATAAACGGGTCTACCATTTAGATAGATTGTCAAAACACCTAATCGTCTATTTCTCTCGTCAGCCCATTTTTTATTTAAAATCTCAGATTCGTTATGTGAAACTACTTGAGTCGATGTTACCGCAGTCACCCCCGTATTTGGAACATAATCATTAATAATAAATTCAGGAATTAAGTCATTAAACCCACCATCGTTTTCAATGTTACATTCGGTTAAATGTCTATATCTATCAAAAGTTATTGTAATTTCAAAATCTTCAGATGTTCCATCAATACAAAGTTGTGGTGTTTGTCCCGATGCAACATAGTAACTTTCATTAAAGTCACCATTATCCAAACAAACTCCCGAATAATGAACCGCTCTCCACTGTATTCTTCTATCCGACGTAAAAGAAAATGAAAGATTATTGTCCGCATAATCGGAAATATCACTATTTCCTCTTGTACCCAAATAATAAAACACTTTACCAACTGACCAAGGTAAATCCTCTCTGTTGAATACAAAATCTAAAGTCCAACCCTTTTCGGTTCTTCTTTGAATTGCCGGATTACAATCATTTCCACTACCCGCACCATGATTGGTTTGGTACGCCCATGGTTTTGCGTTTGATGGTGAATCTAATGTACAACAGTGGTCTTCATCCCACAATCTTGGAATACACGCAATTGGTGTACTGACAGTTAATCCTGTGACATTTAACGAAAATGGGTTATTAAGTGGTAAATTATAACTATATGTTCTAAAATAATGGGTAAAACCACTGACATCTACAAATTTATAAACGTCATTATGTAGAATAGTGTCAGAATTACCCAAACGATTAGTGAAGTCAGAATATGGAAGGGTCCATGTATAGGCGGAATATGGATATGTTGGGTCATTACCTCTATTATCGTACTCGACAATAGTGATTCTGTCTCGAGAACATGAAGTTCCCCTAAGACCCGTAGTATTTATTTTCAAAGTGGAATAAACGATGGGTGTAGTCAAGTCTAAAACGTCGGAATTGTAATCCGTGTCTGTTTTCCCTAACTCATAATCGTGAAATTCCGATGTATCGAGTTTCAAATTAAATTTGGAACCCCAAAATTTTAGTATATTTTGACTATTCATGTTATTAATAAATATCTTTCCC